TTGGCTCATGTCGAAGCCGCCTGTAAAGCGGTCGCCTGCGGGCATCGGGGGTTCGATTCCCTCCACTGCGCACTTTCCGGGCTCGACCGGAACAGCCCGAATCTGTTGGCTGGGAACAACGGAACGAGGCCACGGCATCCCCGTCACCAACTGCCTACCATCTTCCCCCTCGCACTCCCGCACACCACACCATCAACACACGGCGGTCGAAGTGCGAGGGGGGTTCAACTGCCCCAACACTGGGGATCACCAGCGCCAGGAGCGCCGATCATGGGAACCAAGCGACCGGGCGGCAGTAAGACCAGCTCAATCTCAGTAGCACGCCGCGAACGCATGGCGAAGGTGCTCGAACTCCGCAAGAGCGGCGCAAACTTCGCGCAGATCGGCGACCGACTCAACGTCTCGAAGACTCAGGCATACAAAGACTTCCGCGACGCCCTCAAGGACGTAACGCAGGAGCCCGCGCTCGACGTTCTCAAGATCGAGCTGGAACGACTCGACGCCATGCTGCTCGGCCTGTGGCGCGACGCCCGCACCGGCGACACCAAGGCCATCGGCACCGTCCTCAAGATCATGGATCGCCGCGCCAAGTACCTCGGTCTCGACGATGCTCCCGCACCCGACGGCAGCGCAGAGGCCCGCGAGGCACTCGACGCCCTGCACGCCGCGATCGTCACGGCCGCCGACGCCATCGCGCCGCTCGACGATCTCGAAGCCGAGGTCGGACAGTGAGCGCGCCCGCCAAGCCGGGGATGAGCCCGAAGCAGATCACGAGCTACGCCCGCGCCACGGGCCGCGTGAACATCTTCGAGGGCTCCATCCGCGCCGGCAAGACGTTCTCCTGGCTGCTGCTACTCATGCTCAAGGTTGCCCGCGCAGGCAAGCACGGTGCCATCGTGATCGTCGGCAAGAACCGAGATTCGATCTACCGCAACGTGTTCGAGCCTATCGAGACAATCGAAGCGTTCGCGCCGTTCGCCAAGCACGTCCACTACCGGCAGGGCTCGCCCACAGCGCGCATCTTCGGCCGCACAGTGCACGTCATCGGCGCGAACGACGCCAAGGCTGAGAACAAGATCCGAGGCATGACCATCCAGCTGGCGTTTCTGGATGAGGTCACCGTCCTGCACGTCGACTTTTTCAAGCAGCTGCTCGGCCGCATGTCGGTGCCGGGCGCTCAGCTGTTCGGCACCACCAACCCGGACAGCCCCGCGCACTGGCTCAAGCGCGAGTACCTCGACCGCATGGGCCGCCCCGACGACAGCGGCAAGATTCAGCTGCCCGACTGGCGGCTGTTTCACTTCACGATCGACGACAACCCGTCCCTGGACGAGGAATACAAGACCTCAATCAAGGGCGAGTTCACCGGCCTGTGGTACCGCCGATTCATTCTCGGCGAGTGGGTGGCCGCCGAGGGCGCGATCTACGACCTGTTCGACGAAGACGTCCACGTCATCGCCCACAACGACATGCCGAAGATGCTGCGCACCTTGTGCATCGCCATCGACTACGGCACGACGCACCCGACCGCCGGCATCATGCTCGGCCTGGGCGTCGACAACCGGCTATACGCGTTCGACGAGTTCGCACCCGAACGCGGCACAGACGCCCACTTCCGAAAGCGGCTCACCGAGTGGTCGAAGAACCGGCCGACACCGGAGTTCACGTTCGTCGACCCGGCCGCCGCGTCGTTCAAGGAGGAGCTGCACGAGGCGGGCTGGGAGCGACTGTTCGACGCCACAAACGAAGTGCTCGACGGCATTCGGCTCGTGGCGTCACTGCTGTCGACCGGCCAGCTGCTGATCTCGGACCGCTGCATCGAGCTGCGCAACGAGCTGCCCGGCTACCGCTGGGACGAGAAGGCCGGCGAGCGCGGCGACGAGAAGCCGATCAAGGAAGTCGACGACTTCTGCGACGCCCTCCGCTACGCGGTCATGTCCAGCCGAACCCTCTGGCAGCCATACATCAACCTGTCATCTGCAGCATAAGGAGCCACGATGGCGCTACCTCGCCCCAACACCTCGTGGCCTCCCCAGCCGTTCGACAAGGTCATGCGCTCGGTCGACGAGTGCGCGGCCTGGTGGGACGGTTCCCCAGAGCGGCTCGCTGGCATGTACGCATCGACCGAGCCCTACAACAACAAGGCGTCCGCTGGGCTCGTCTCTCGCACACTGGCAAAGCCGTTCTGGGGACGTCAGCAGACCACCGGCGAAGGCACGCGGCGCGTCCACGTGCCGATCGCCGCCGACCTCGCGCAGACGAGCGCCACCCTGATGTTCTCGGAGCCGCCGTCGTTCAAGATCGCCCGCGCCGACGGCCAGAGTGCCGATCTGCTCGCACGAAACGATCTGGGCACCAAGCGACTCGACCGGATCGTCAACACACCCGAAGTCCACTCCAAGCTACTGATCGCAGGCGAGTCCGCTGCAGCACTCGGCGGCACGTACGTGCGGATCTGCTGGAACAAGACGATCGCCGACAACGCGTGGCTGGACTTCGTCGACGCCGACCGGGCCATCCCCGAATATCGGTACGGCCGACTGCACCAGATCACGTTCTGGACGGTGCTCAACACCGACGACGAGACCAACGCCGTTCTGCGGCATCTCGAATGCCACGAGCACGGCAAGATCACTCACGGTCTCTACCTGGGCACCCGGCAGAACATCGGCTCCCGCATCCCGCTAGCTGCGCACGACGTCACCGCTGGCCTTCTGGTCGACGAGTCCGGCGTCATGCCCACCGGCGTGCGCGGACTGACCGCCGGGTACATCCCGAACGCGCTGCCGAACCCGATGTGGCGCAATCACGGCCAGCTCGTGCAGCTCGGCCGCCCGGATATCTCCCGCGACGTCATCGCCCTCATGCAGAACGTGGATGAGGCGTACAGCTCACTGGCCCGCGACGTTCGGCTGGCCAAGGCGCGGATCATCGTGTCAGAGCATCTACTCAGCACGGGCAGGCCCGGCAGGGGATCGGTGTTCGATGCGGACCGCGAGGCGTTCACCGCCGTGTCGACCGCCCCGAACAACCAGCCGACAATCGAGATGCACCAGTTCGACATCCGCGTCGACGAGCATCTGCGCGTCGCCAACGCCTACCTGCGCGAGATTCTGCGCCGGGTCGGTTACTCGCCACTGACGTTCGGCATGGCCGACGACTCGACCAGCGCGATGACCGCCACCGAGATCGCCGTCAAGGAACGCGCCAGCATCGCCACGCACACCGCCAAGTCGCGGCTGTGGCAGGCGACGCTCGCGCCGCTCATTCGCACTCTGATGGAGATCGACGCGCTCGTGTACGGCACCGGCGTGGTGCTCAGCGAGAACGTCGAGGTCTCGTGGCCTTCTGCGGTGCGAGAAACCGAGCTGTCCAAGGCTCGCACCGTGCAGGCGCTCGACGCTGCACGCGCCGCGTCGACGCTGACCAAGGTCGAGATGATGCACCCGGACTGGGACGAGAAGCGCAAGCAGGCCGAGGCCGAGGCGATTCTCGCCGAGCAGAGCATGACGTTCGTCGATCCGTACACGATCGGGAGCGACGCCGGGGCAGCGTTCGACGCTGAGGCTGGCGACGAGAACGACGACGAGAACGACGACGACAGGGCAGCCTGATGCTCAACCCCGTTGTGGCGCAAGGTCTGGCCGACGCGATCGGGGATCTGTACGCGGACGCTGAGGCGCAGCTACTCGACACGATCGCTCGCCGTGTGGCCCGTGGGCTCGACACACCGCGCTGGGCTGAGATCCAGCTACAGGAGGTGTCCCGCCTGCGGGCCGAGGCGCGGGGGATCGCCGCCAGGCTCGACGTCGACGGCACCGCGATGATCCAGGACGCGATCACCACCGCCTACATGCGTGGCGAGACCAGCGCCGACGCCGACATCGCCCGCGCACGCCGCGCTGGTGTGTCGTTCTCGTCGACGGGCGTGGTGGACACCGCAGCAGTGGGAGCGCTTGCCGCTGAGACGATCAACGCGACCCGCACCGCGCAGAACTACATTCTGCGCAGCACGGACGACGCCTACCGGCGCGTGATCGCGGACGTGACGGGTCGTGTCGTGACCGGCGCGGCAACCCGCCAGGCCGTCACTCAGCAGGCACTCAACCGGCTGGCCCGCGAGGGCATCACCGGGTTCGTGGACAAAGCTGGCCGACGCTGGCAGGCATCGTCGTACGTCGAGATGGCTCTCCGCACATCGGTCGGCCGGTCCATGCTGGCCGGGCACTCCGATCGGCTCGCGTCAGCTGGGTACGACCTGGTCATCATCTCGTCGCATCCGAACCCGGCACCGATGTGCCAGCCGTTCGAGGGACAGATTCTCTCGCTCAGCGGCGGCACCAAGGGCACGGTGCACACCAACAGCGCTCTGGACGGCTCGCCGATCACGGTCGAGGTCTTCGCCAGCATGGCTGAGGCCGAGATGCAGGGCCTGCACCACCCGAACTGCCGGCACTCGCACACCCTGTTCGTACCCGGCGCGTCCACGCCCGAGGTCGCACCGTACGACCCGCAGGGCTACCTGGACTCCCAGCAGCAGCGCTACCTCGAACGCGGGGTCCGCGCAGCGAAGAACCAGCAGGCTGTGGCGATCACCCCGGAGGCGCAGACGAAGGCCCGCGCCCGCGTCCGCAGCTGGCAGGCCCGCGCCGCCGAACACAGCGAGCGCACCGGCATCCCGCGCCGCTACGACCGCGAGCGCGTCCAGGTCGGCGACCCGACCGCGCCGGACGTCAAGGCGCAGCAGCTCGCCCGCGTCCGCAACTAGTCCCGCCCCGCACGTCTCCCGACGCCGGGGCTCATTCCCGCCCGCACGTCGGGCACTCATCGAACCGTCCCAGGAGGACTTCGCTATGCCCGACAACCTGGTCGAAAAGCAGGAGCAGCAGAACCAGCAGGCGCAGCAGGAGCAGCACCAGCAGCAGGGCCAGCAGGCCGAGAACGGCGCTGGCGGCGGCACCGACGCTGGTGCGTCCAACGACAGCGGGGCCGCTGGTTCGACCGGCAGCGAGTCGCAGGGGGGCGGGAACGACAGCGCCAAGGTCTACGACGAGACCTTCGTCTCGGGTCTGCAGAACGAGAACGCGTCGTGGCGCACCAAGCACGAGGGTGAGAAGACGGCGCGAGAGAAGGCTGAGAACGACTTCCAGACGCTCGTCCAGTCGCTCGGCAAGCACCTTGGTTTCGTCAAGGACGAGACCGACCCCGAGAAGCTCGTCGAGCAGCTGACCGCCGAGCGCGACCAGACCGCCACCGAGCGGGATGCCGACCGCGCCAAGCTGCTCGCCTACGAGCAGCGCGACGCCGTCCGCACCGCCGCGAAGGAACACAACGGCGACGCCGACGCCCTTCTCGACTCGTCGAGCGTGAAGGCCAAGCTCGCCAAGATCGATCACACCGTCGACGACTACGCCGCTCAGGTGGCTTCCGTAGTCGCAGAAGCAATTACGTCCAATGCGAAGTTCAAGGCTGGCCCGGTGCCGCCCTCGGCTTCCACGGGCGACACCAGCCAGGGCACCGGCGAGCAGCCGGACCAGCTCACTCGTGAGCAGCTGGCGAAGCTGTCGCCTTCCGCCCGTCTCAAGGCAGTTCGAGAGGGCCGCGCTGCGGTTCTGCTCGGCCAGAAGTAACTCAGGAGGCCCACCGTGGCAATTGACAATTTCGTTCCCGAACTGTGGGAAGCGGCCGTACAGGAGCCCTTCGACAAGGCGCTCGTCTACGGCCAGTCGACCGTGGTGAACACCAAGTACGAGGGCACCATTCGTGAGAAGGGCGACACGGTGCACGTCACCTCGGTCGGCGCTCCCACGATCAAGACCTACGACAAGGCCGTCGACATCGAGATCGAGGATCTCGACGACGAGACCACGGCAATGGTCATCGACCAGGGCGACTACTTCGCGTTCCGCGTCAACGACGTCGACCGCGTCCAGGCCGCCGGCAACTTCGAGTCCCCGGCTACCCGTCAGGCGGGTATCGGTATGCGCGACAAGGTCGACCGCTACATCGCGGGTCTGATCCAGCCGGGCGTCAAGACGGCGAACAAGCTCGGCCGCACGGTCATCGTCGACGGCGAGCCGCGTGAGGCCACCGTCGGCCAGAGCTACGCCTACCACGTGCTCGTCAAGCTGCGCGAGATCCTCGACGGCGAGTCGGTCCCCACCGACGGCCGGTTCGTCGTGGTCAACCCGACGTTCATCTCGTGCCTGCTGCTCGATCGCCGGTACACCGACCTCTCGGCGGCCGGTACCGACGCGGGTCTGCGTCAGGGCCAGGTCGGTCGCGCCACCGGCTTCGACGTGCTCGTCTCGAACAACGTCCCGAAGGTCGGCGGCAGCGGCGCGGACAAGAACGACCTGGTGATCGCCGCTGGCGTCCCCGACGCGATCTCGTTCGCCAACCAGATCAACAGCGTCGAGGCGCTGCGCTCGGGCACTCGGTTCGCCGACGACATCCGTGGCCTGAACATCTACGGTGCCAAGGTCTTCCGCCCCGAGGCGCTCGCCACGGCCACCGTGTCGTTCGCACCGCCCGCTGAGCCCGCCGGCGTCGGTGGCTGACCCCACCCCCTGACCGACAGCGGCCCCACCTGACAACCCGGTGGGGCCGCTGTCGTTCCATCACAAGGAGAACCGTGCTCATCTACGCCACCCGAGAAGACCTCGGCGACTGGCTCAACCCCGTACCCGACGAGCACGACGCCAAGGCGCTGCTCCGCGAGGCCAGCGCGCTGGTGCGCAAGGCGACCCGCGCCGATCGCTACGAGCCGACCCCGGCAGGGATGCCGGACGACGCGTTCGTGCGTGACGCGTTTCGGGACGCGACCTGCGCTCAGGTCTCCGAATGGGTGACCGCCGGGCTCGACCCGGTCGCCGGTATCGCCGGGCAGGAGCTGCAGGAGGTCGCATCGTCGATCGCTGGCGGCTCCGTCACTCTCGACGCGTCCGGCCAGTCGGAAGCCCGTGCGCGAGCACTCACCGAACTGTGTCCGCGTGCACTCGACATTCTGCGGAACGAGGGACTCGCCAACGCGCACCCCGTGGTGATCTGAGATGGCCCGCCGCGACCGTCTCGCCCGCTGGTGGCGGCACAAGGTGACCGTCCAGCGGCACAAGGGCGAAGGCGCGTACGGACCCGTCTTCGAGACGGCTGTGCCGGTCATGGCCGCGATCGACGACAAGGCCCGCATGGTGCGCAACGCCGACGGCGTCGAAGTCGTCAGCAGCACAACGGTCGCCATGCCCGCGACCACCCCATACATCCCGGTCGGCTCACTGCTCACGCTGCCACCCCAGTACGGCGAGCGCGAGGCGAGGGTCATCGCCTGCACCGTCGCGGACGGCGGCACCGACGCCGACCACCTACAGGTCAACTTGGAGTAGCCCGATGGCCGTCCAGTGGAACGGCGAGGTCGCCATCGCCAAACAGAAACAGGCGACAGCCCACGGCGTCACCCAGGCCACCGAAGCCCTGCTGGCCCAGGCACGGTCCCGCGCCCCGTTCCGGGAAGGCGACCTGCGCCGGTCCGGCAAGGCCGACACCGACGGCAACAACGGCCGCGTGTCGTTCAACACCGTCTACGCGGCCCGCCAGCACGAGGAAGTCGGCTGGCATCACCCGATCTCGGGTGGGGCGAAGTACCTCGAAACCGCGAAAGACGACTTTGCCGGCGAGTTCGTGCAGATCGTCGGGAACGCCCTGCGAGGTGCGCTGTGAAGCTGACTCGCCGCCGCATTCTCGACTCGCTCGCCCGACATCTCGCCGACGCCGGGCTCGCCCGGTACAGCCCCGATGGGATGTACGGCACGGGCGCGCTTCCCGCGATCTTCATGGGCACGCTGCCCGACAAGCCGGACGCCGCGCTGCTGCTCAACATCTACAACGACAGCCGTGACCGCGACCCAGACCGGGCCAACCCGGACATCTGGGTGCAGATCCGCGCCCGCACACCCGGCCGCGACCCGCGCACCACAGACGACCTCGCCGACGCGCTGTTCGAGCAGCTCGACGACGCCACGCGCTACGTGATGCCCGGTGGCGTCCACGTCGCTCTGTCGCGGCGCGTGGTCACGACGTCTGCGGACCCAGACGAGAACGGGCGCTACACGCGGCCCGACTCATACAAGTTCCACCTCAACCCGAGCGAGTAGTCATGCCGAAGTTTAAAGCGCCCCAAGGCTTTCGAGACAGTGCAGTCCACGTCGGCGCGCACACCATCGACCTCACTGATGGCGTCGGTCAGAGCGACGCCCTGAACGCGGGCGAGATCGCGCACCTGCGCGGTCGCGGCTTCACGGTCGCCGACGACGCCCCCGCAACCCGCAAGCCTCGCACGTCGGCCCAGGCGGCTGACGGCGCGAACAGCTAACTCTCTCAAGGAGAAACATCATGGCAGACGACATTCTGATGCCGCCCGACTCCGCGCAGCTGGTCACCACGCTGGCCCGCGACTGGGCATTTCAGGTAAACACATCCACGACCGCCGAGCCGGAATGGATCTTCGTCAACGGCCTGTCCAAGGTCGGCCCGACCACGGATCAGACCAAGCAGGACGACGGCGACATTCACTCGGGCGGCTACAAGTCGCAGCTGGCGACCGCGATCGGCGCGAACGTCGAGATCGAGGGCCTGCGCAAGGGCACTCTCGCCGGTGTCGCGCTCACCCCGGACCCCGGCCAGGAGTTTCTGCGCGCCAAGGGCCGCCAGATCGGCTACGCGAATATCGCGCACGTCCGCTACTGGCGTACCGATGCCCTCCCCGACGCGATGGAGGCTCAGGTCACCGTCGAGTGGAAGGACGGCACCGAGGACAAGGAAGGGCTGCAGACGTTCACCTGCACCCTGACCGGTCGCGGCAAGCCCAAGGAGATCGCCAAGCCCAAGGCGACCCCGTAGTCCCTGCGTGATTCCCACGCTCTGCCCGCCTCGCTCCCGCGTTTCTGCGCGGGGGCGAGGTGGTTGCACCCCCCAACGCTTGAGGAGCCGACCGTGCGCGATCTGCGCGAGTTCCACGATCCCGACCTGTACCTGCCGATCGGCGGGAAGACATACCGCATTACGTCGCCGAACGCCGAGGATGGCCTGCGACTGCGCGCACTGTTCGCGGACCCGGAGGCCAAGTTCACCGACGACGACCAGGTCGCCGAGATCAAGCGGCTGTTCGGCGCGACTCGTGAGCCGCACATGGCCGAGGTGTACGTCCTCGACGACGCGGGCGAGCCTGTGGTCGACGCCGAGACCGGCCAGCCTCTCACCGAGACCCGCGACGTCGGGCGCTGGGTGGGCGGCGTCTGGCAGGAGATGAACGACGACGGCGTCTCGTGGCCTGAGATCATGCACGCCGGCACCACCGCAATGCTGCACTACGGGCAGGGCGCATCCCTCGCTGAGATCTTCTGGGAGACCGGCATGGGCGACATCGAGGGAAACCGCCTTCCCCCGGCGCCGGCGACGGCGACCGGGGGTCCGCGCAGCTCGAACCCGAAGCGACGCAAGCGAGCGAAGCGTCAGCAGCAGCGGAAGTAGACCCGACCGCTGCGCCCGGCTACTACGGCGACGACGACCCCGGTGGCGGGCCGCTTGACGAGTCGACCGGGCTGCGCCGCTGGTACAACCCGAACCACCTGGCCCCGCGTCACGCTGGCCGAAAAAAGACCGAGACCCCCGTCAAACCCGCTACGGCAGAAGACATTCGTATCGGCTGGCGCGACATTCTCGGCGCGTGGCTGGCCATCGAGCTGGACCTACAGGACCAGGGCATCGACGTCGAGTCAGGGATTCTGCGCGAGCGGTCCTGGCGATGGCTCAACACCCGCATCACCGGCCTCATCGCCAACCGAAAGTCCAGACTCCGCGCCGCACTGCTGATCCCGCCGGACTTCGACCTCGACATTCCACGATAACCAGGAGGCCGACATGGCTCTCGACGTCGGCACACTGTTCGCGACGCTCACCGTCAAGGACGACCAGTTCACCAGCGGCATGAACCGCGCCAAGTCCACCATCGACAACGTCGACCGGGCGGCCCAGACAGGTGCGAAGTCGGCGACCGCGCTCGGCGTGGCAGGTGCACAGGCAGGCAAGCAGACCCAGCAGGGCGCGCAGCAGGCCGTCGGCGGCGTCACGTCGCTCACCACCGCGCTGAGCAGCGCGAAGAACATGGCCGGAATGCTCGGCATCACGATGGGCGCGACCGGCGCGGTCAAGTTCTTCACCGACGCTGTGCAGAACGCACGAGCACTCGGCGCACAGACCAACCAGCTCAACGTCATTTTCGGCGAGTCCAAGCAAGAGATCATGGACTGGGGCCAGACCGCGTCCCGTGAGCTGTTCATCTCGCAGCGAGAGGCGCAGGGCGCGGCGATCACCTTCGCCACGTTCGGTGCAGTCGCAGGCAAGACCGGCAGCAACCTGGCTGGCTTCTCCAAGGAGATGACCAAGCTCGCCGTGGAGACAGCGTCGTTCAACGGTGTCGCCGTGAACGAGGTCATCGACTCGATGGGCTCAGCTTTTCAGGGCCAGTCGATTCCGATGCGCAAGTATGGCGTTCTGCTGTCCGACGCGACGCTGCGTCAGGTCGCACTCAAGAACGGCATCATCGACACCAACCGCGTGCTGGCCGGCAACGAGAAGGTCATGGCGACCGAGCTGGCGATGAAAGAGCAGCTGTCCGCCGTCAACGGCGACATCGAACGCTCAAACGGCAAGCTCGGCCAGAATCTCAAGGGCCTGGGCGCACGCTACGAGGAAGTGTCCGCGAAGATCGGCACCGCCCTCACCCCGATGGTGAACTCCTTCGTGCAGTTGCTGTCCGGCCCCGGACTGTCTGCTCTGTCGGGGTTCGGCGACGGCATCAAGATGCTCGCCGGGGGAGTGCAGGCGCTCGCCGGGTTCTTCGGTGGGCTGCCCGGCCCGCTGCAGGCGGTCGTCGTCGGTCTGGTCGCGGCGAAGCTGGCCGCCACAGGGTTCGGCACCGCGATGCAGGGCGCGATCGTCTCGAAGATCGCCGCGTCGGGCGCTGCTCTGTCGACGTTCGCCACGGGCGCTGTTGGCAATGCACGGCGTTCGCTCGACGGCGTGCGTCTGGCGATGATGTACGCGGGCGAGGGCTCGACCGGCATGGCATCGAAGATGCGCGCAGCCGGTGCGGGCGGCGTCGCAGCGTTCAAGACCGGCGTATCCGGCGCGGCATCTCTGCTGGGCGGCCCGTTCGGAATCGCGATCATGGCAGCGACTTTGGGCATCGGCCACTGGATGAACCAGGTCGCCAAGGCGAAGCAGTCCGCGAAGGACATGGAGGGCGCATCGACGAGCGTCGGCGAGGCTCTCGCGGCATCAGGTGGCCACTACACCGAGCAGGCAGAGTCCGCCGCGCTGGCAGCTCTCGAGACCGTAAAGCTGCGCGACGGCACCACCACGCTCAAGGACGCTCTCGAAGGCGCTGGCGTGTCGGCGAAGACTGCCGCCCAAGGGCTTGCCGGCGTTGGCGACCAGATGTCGAAGACTCGCGCCGCGTTGGAGAAGGACGCGGGCCAGGAGTTCGCGGGCATGGACATGTTCCGCAACTTCAAGATCTACAACCCCGGCAGCTGGTTCTCCTTCACCAACGACCTGATGCACGACAACGACGCCCAGCAGGCGCTCGACAAGCTCGACGAGCTGCAGTCGAAGATCAACGACAAGCGCAAGTCCGTCGTCGAGGCGTTCTCGGACGGGTCGGCGGGCGCGTCGTTCAAACTGGGCGTCGACGCGCACGAGCTGTCCGTGATGACCGACGCCATGTCAGAGTTCGCTGAGTCCGCGAACGGCGCAGCGGACAAGGTCAGCGCACTGTCGAAGGCGCTCGACTCGCTCGCTCAGGACGACCTGACGATCCAGAACGCCCAGCAGTCGCTCAACGACGCCATGCGCGATCTCAACACCGAGATGAACGACGCGGAGGCTGCGGCGAACGGCGCGGGCCGCAGCATGTACGACGCGACCGGCCACATCGACACGTTCTCCAAGGCTGGCTCGAAGCTCCACGACACCATGCAGGACGTCGCGTCCGGGCTCGGGCAGGTCGCAGCGGCGACGTACGAGGACGAGTTCGCGAAGGGCAACTACGCGGGCGCGCTCGACGTGACCCGGCAGAAGCTCGTCGAGCAGCAGAACGCTTTGCTCGACTCGGCTGCCGCCGCTGGCTGGAACCGCGACAAGTACGCGGAACTCCTTGGGCAGTACGGCGCGACGCCAGAGGCGATCATGACGCGGCTCGACATCGTCAACGCGCAGACCGCGCAGGATCTGATCGCTGCTTTCCAGGGCCAGGTCGAGTCGGTGCCCGACGAGAAGACCGTCATTCTCAAGACGATCACCGACGAGGCTCGCGACAAGATCAAGGGCCTCGGGTTCGAGGTCGAGGATCTGCCGGAAGGCAAGGGCGTCAAGGTCACTGCCGACACGGTGGAGGCTCAGAACGCGCTGCAGGCGCTCGGCGGCAAGGTCGACGGCATCCCGCCATCGAAGGACGTGGCGGTCGGCGCTCCCGGCGCTGACACGGTCGCTGGCCTGCTCGGCGAAATTGGCGTCAAGGTCAACGAGGACAACGCCAAGAACATCGTGGTCGAGTCCAACTCCGACGAGATCATCGGCAAGCTCAACGATCTCAACGTCGCGACCACGACGCTCAAGGACGGCAAGGTCACGATCACCGACAACGCCGATGAGGTGCGCCGCAAGATCGAGCAGAGCCTCGACGGCAAGACCACACGCGGTCAGCACATCGTCGACATCGTCACCAACGGCAGCCTGCCCACTGGTGCGGCACCCCGCGCCAACGGCGGCATCGACGAGTACGCCGACGGCGGCGTCCGCCCCATGCAGGACAGCGCGCACATCCAGCCGGGCTCCGGTCGCGGTCTGGTGCGCTACGCCGAGGGCGAGACGGGCTGGGAGGCGTACATTCCCGGCGCTGACTCGAAGCGTGGCCGCTCCACCTCGATTCTGCGCGAGGTCGCCAAGCGGTTCGGCTACCGGCTCGAAGCGTTCGCCAACGGCGGGTTCGGCGGCAACGTCGGCTCTCTGCCCGAGAACGCGAAGATGACCAATCTGCCGGCCGACCCCGGCATCCCACTGTCGTCGCGCCGCAGCGTGAACCCGCTCGCCCAGCTGGGAGAGGGCGCGAACCGACTGGGAGTGGCTCTGGGGAGCATCGGGAGCGCGGGAATCGACTTCCTGTCGTCGTCCGGCTTCGCCAAGGACAGCATCGGCGACCTGATCCGCATGAACGGCGGCGGGGGAGCCTCCGGGTTTGCCGGTGGCGGCCGTGGCGGCGGCGAGCTGCTGTCGTTCGAGGACTGGGTCCGCCAGCAGATGTTCCTGGCTGCCGGGATGGGCGACCCGTTCGCCGAGTCCGAGCAGGAGATGACCGAGCGCAAGGAGCAGCTGCGCAAGGAGATCGAGAAGGGCGTCAAGGAGGAAGAGCGCGCCAAGATCGCTGTCGAGAAGGCTCAGGAAGCCAACGATGCAGCGACCGCCAACACCGACGGCAAGAAGACCGACCGGGACCGGCGCGAGGCCGCCCTCAATCTCAGCGACGCGCTCGACCGCCTCGAAGAGACGCAGGCCAAGAACCGCGAGATGGCCGACCAGTACGCAAACCCCGACGCGCAGCGATCGAAGGGCGGCAGCTCGACCGGCGGCTCGCGTTCGTCCGGCGGCGGTGGTGGCAGCTACTCGGGTAGCGGTCTGGCCCCGGAGTCTCAGGCGATCGTCGACGCGCTCGGCGGCGGTCTGTCGTCCCGCGCTGGCGGTGCGCCGATCACCGTGCACGTCGGAATGGTCAACAACGGCCCGGTGACAGTCAACGACCCAGAAGAGGTCATCCGGCCCGAACTCGCTGGGGCGCAAGGCGACCCGATCGGCGATTCGATGGCACGTCTAGGAGTCTAAGTGTCCGGCATCCGATATGAACTGCGGGGAGTCGACGGCTCCCTCTGGAAGTTCGGCGACCCCCTGTGCCCGGCCCGGTTGGCAACCACGCCGACCGGGCTGGGCGGGGCACCGTTCAAGCATCAGCGCATGGCGAACGCACGCCAGCCCGGCGCTGACTGGGTCGGCCGCGACGACGAGATCAACGTGATTGGCCTCGACGTGCGGATCGGCCCGATGGCGCCAGGCAAGCCCGCCCGCGACGTGTTCAAGGCGTGGCGTCGGGCGCTCGGCTACGGCGACGAGGTCGGCGAGTTCCGGGCCTATCTCGACGACGAGATGTTCTGGCAGGAAACCCGCTACGAGGAACCGAGCAAGGACCCCGATCTGTCCATGCTCGACGAGATCGGGTTCCTGGCAGAGAAAGTCAAGATCGCCTCCGACCTGTCGTGGTGGCACGCCCCCGCGATCACTCGCAGCTGGACGCCGGCCGACTTCCACACCGCTGAGATCGACAACGACGGCGACGTCGACTCGTGGCTGCACTGGGAGATCCACGGCCCCGGCAAGTTCATCGTCGGCGTCGACGAGATGGTCACGCTGCCGTACATCGGTGTCGGCGAGTCGTGGGTCATCGAGACCGACGTCGAGAACCCATCCATCCGCGACGGCGACGGCCGCGACGCGTGGGAGCGCGTCGGCGTGCAGCGGTTCGCCAACCCCGTACCCCGCAACTCCACCACACCAATTCTCGTGAACGGCAGCGACACCGGACCCACATCACGGGTGGAGGTGACGCTGCCGCAGCTGTATCGGAGGGCTTCTGGATGAGAAGCAACACGAAGTCACCGCCCGCATTCCCGATCGACGTGTTCTCTGGCGACTACAGCCAGGTCCGGCCGCTCGGCCCGTACATGCGCGCCAAGTTCGGCTGGAAGCGCAACGAGGCCACGATCGGCACCATTCAGGTGAAGATCAGCCACCCGCTCGCTCAGCGGCTCATGCAGTGCAAGACCGACGTCGTCCCGATCCGCACCTTCTACAACGGGAAGGTGTGGGACGGGCGCGTTCTCTCGTGTCTGGTCGAGGGCGAGCCGGGCCGCGAGATCGTCACCGCCACCTGCGTTTCCAATCTCAAGTGGCTGCAGTCGATTCTGGGTTTCCCCGCGCCGCTGCTGCCCGTCGAGGTGCAGTTCCCCAAGCAGGACATGATGATCGGCCCGGTCGACTTCGTGACCAAGTATTTCATCGCGAAGAACGCCGCCCGGCTCAACAAGCCTGTCTACGTGAAGGTGCCGCAGCTCGGCAACCAGATCACGCTGCCGCCGATCCCATCCAGCATCAAGTCGCTCGACGACTTTCTGGCGTTCATCAACCAGATCGACCTGTGCGCCATGTATACCCGCATGACGCCGCTCGACGAGGTGTTCGCCAACAGTCTCAAGAACAGCGACAGCGAGATCACCTGCAACCTGTGGGTGCCGGGCGACCCCGACCCCGGCCAGATCTTCAACACGAACTCGCTTGGGCGGCTGCAGAACATCTTCGATCTGTCCGGCGACAACTTCATGTTCTTCACCAACCCGGACAACATTCTGGGCCTCATCAACCCGGATACGTACGGGAAGGCCACCGAAGCCTGCTACATCGTCGACTCGAAGAAGAAGCGGGACCGGCGGTGGATGCAGTGGACGACCGCGTCAGGCCAGATCGTCTCGTACAAGCGCAACATCATCCACCCGACTGCCCACCAGGTCATCACCGGCGGCCAGTCCCCGCAGTGGATGAACGACCTCTCGCGCATCATCGCGGACGGTCTGCTCGGTCTGCTGCTGACGTTCCTCGGTGCACCGTTTCTGGCCCCGTCGGTCGGCGGCACGTTCGACGATATCTTCTTGGCGTTCAACAAGTTCTCCGATCCCGCACTCGCCGCCCAGCTCGGCCGGCACGGGTTCGGCGAGGCGTACGCGAACGCCTCCACCGGGTTCACGCTCGACGCTCTCACCGCCGGACTGCAGGCGCTCAAGGACCACGCCGGACGCGACAGCGTCAAGATCACCGTTCAGGACGGCGGCGCGACCGGCAAGGGCTTCCAGTTCGGCATCGACGACGGCTCCGGCCGCCGCTACGACGTCGGCGACATCATGACGTTCGTCGACCGGGACACCGAGATCACCGACTACGTCTCGTCCGTCGAGGTCGAAGACCAGCGCGGGGCGTTCTGCATGGTCACCGTGACCATCGGCGACGACGACCCGGTCAAGGACCCGCTGCTGCAGTTCGTGGACCGCATCAAGGAGTTCGGCGCACTGCACCGCGTCATCGCGACGTCGTCGAACTGACGCCCCATTTCACACCTCCCGCACGAACAGGAGACCCCTGTGTCTTTCCGCACGATCTATGGCCTCGACTGGTCTGAGAACGGCTGGCGAATGTGCAACCGCGACGAGTGCGTGGTCGCGAACGTTCTGCCGTTCACGAATACCGCGCCCATTCGAAAGGGTGTCGCGGCAACAATTCTCAACGCGTGGACGCTCTGGTACCACTACAACGTCGAGGAGCTGACATCGCCTGTCTGGGGCTGGTCGGCCACCAACGACGTCGCATCGTCCAACCACCTGTCCGGCACCGCGCTGGACTTCAACGCGCCGAAGTACCCGTGGGGCCTGCGCACCATGCCGGCGGCCCGTATCGCAAAGATCCGCGAGGGTCTGCGACTGTTCGAGGGCACCGTGTACTGGGGAGCCGACTGGGGTCGCGCCGACGAGATGCACTACCAGATCGGGTTCCGCGAGGGCGACGCTCGACTGACGAACTTCGCCGCCAAGCTCGACAACGGCTATCTGGGCATCTACGCCGCAGCGCCCGCGCCCGCACCCGAGCCGATCGTCATTGCCAACGAGATCGACGCCGAGGCAAAGGTCGCCGCCGCGTGGATTGGCACCCGGCTGCACGACGGCGAACGCCCCTGCAAGGAGGGCGTCGGCCGCTACGCCGACTTCACCGGAGGCTCGATCTACTGGCACCCCGAACTCAACGTCGTCGACGGCATCGCACGAGCGATCGCGGTGCCCACGCTCGTCTACGGCACGTGGGCCGGGCAGATGTGGGAACAGGGCACGCTCGGCTACCCCGTCGGCCGTCACACGGTGATCGAGGGCGTCGGCGACGTCCAGCGCTTCCAGGGCGGCGTCATCTGTCGACGCTACGGCCACGCCGGTCAGGTCGTGCACGGCGCGATTCTCGAACGCTGGGAAGTGCTGGGCGGCGCGCTCGGCCAGTACGGCTTCCCCCTGACCGACGAGTACCCGGAAGGCGATCTCGGCCGGGCGCAGCGGTTCGAGCGCGGCATTCTGCGCTGGCACCCGACCGGCGTTGTCGGCTCGCTCGACGAGATCGTCCAGTGATCGCCGACCTGGACCGCCGGTTCGACTTCCACCCGGCGATGACGCCAGAGCGACGGGACGCGCACGAACGCGTGCGGGCCATCTGCAAGCACGCGGCGCAGCAGATCGACGCTCTGGTGCCGGATGGGCGCGAAAAGGCGTGCGCTGTAACGCACATCGAAGACGCGATGTTCTGGGCGAATGCCGGCATCGCACGACACGACACGAAGGAGACCTGACCATGAACGTGACTCAGAACCAGCGGGCCTACATCTACCGCGTCGCGCTCGCCGTACTGGCGGTGCTGCTCGGCTACGGCGTGCTCGCCGACGGCGACGTCGCCAACCTCACGCTCCTGCTGAGCGCGGTACTGGGCCTGCCCGTTGCGGGCCTGGCGGCAGCACACACGTCCATCGAGTAAGTCCCACGGAACACCTCGTATCGCCCGCCACCGTTCGATTGGTGGCGGGCGGTGCGTGCTCAAGAGAGAGACCCCGACAATGATCGAGGATTCTTTGACCTGGGGTCACGTCGTCGCGGCGCTCGGCTCGACGCTGGGCGTCGCCGGGGTCATCTACGGCAAGCGCGCCGACAACCGCACCACACGAGACCAGACCGTGCAGCAGTCGCAGCAGACAGCCGCCACCGTCGAGCGCGAGACACTCAACGCCGCCGACGCCCGCTGGCAGGCGATGCTCGACCAGCAGCGCAAGGACTTCGAGGCACTACTCGACCCGATGCGCCAGTCGATCGCAGACCTCACCGGCAAGGTCGCCGTGTTGGAGGCCGCGCTCGACGCCAAGGACATCAAGCTCACCGAGGCCATCGAGTTCATTCGCGAGCTGCTCGCGGTGATCCGACAGAACGCGCCCGGACTCACGCCGCCCGACGTTCCTCTCTCGCTGGCCGCAGACGTCCACCCCCGACGTCAGTAAGGACCACCAATGGCAGACGCCACACCCGCAGAGTACGCCGCCAAGTACAAGCAACTGGCCGGCAAGAATCTGCCGAACAACCCAGTCGACAAGTACCGCAGCGTTCTCGGCATCAACGGCGGGATTCTGGACGCACTGCCCGGCGTCATCCCGTCCATCGAGTTCGTCGTCGAGAAGCTCGACGAACTCATCCGCAGCATCGTCCGCGCAGTCACCGGCGCGGTCAACGGCACCATTCACAACCTCGAAGAGTGGGCGCTCAGCGTCCCCATTCTGGGCGACATCGTCGCGCTCATCAAGAAGGTCATCACCGGCGAAGGCGACATCGAGCTGCCCCCAATTCTGCAGGGGGCCAGCGATTTCATGCACGGCATCGACCGGATGCTCGGGCAGATGATCGACATTTTCAACGGTCTGGTCGTGACGCCGATCAACGCCGCGATCGCCGGTGTCGTCGACTGGTTCGCCGGCCTGCTCGGGTTCCGCAAGAACACCAGCGACAAGGTCACCACCATCGAGAACGACGTCTCCAATCAGGGGACGATCGTCCGGGGCGTGCAGGGTGACGTCTCGGGCGTCAAGAACGATCTGGTCGACAAGGCCAGCATCAGCGACGTCCCGAACGACCTGCCGATGTGGCAGTCGATGAACCCGCTCGAGGATGCGTCGTTCCCTCGGATCATGCTGAACCGCAACACGAAGTGGGTCAACGACCGCACCGAGAGTTCTGGCAGCGGCACGCACACGCACGGCATCGCGGTCCGAAGCTCCCCGTTCTACGCTCCGTCGCTCGGCGTGATGGAACTCGGGTTCATCCGCGTGCCTCGCAGTCGCACATACAACACCGTCGGTGTCGTCGTAGACAACAGCGGCTCGTCGACGACGAGCCTGTTTCTCGCGGTCTACCGCCTTCTCGACAACGGCTCACTGTCGTTGGAGCAGTACACCGGCAACGTCGCCGGGTTCGTCACCGCAAGCAAGTACGAACTGCGAGTCGAGCTGGGGGAGAGCGTCATCGCCGAGGGCGGCGAATACTTCGCGGTCGGCGTGCTGCAGGCCGGTTCGGGCACCCCGCGCCCCATTGCCGGCGTCGAGATGGAAGACATTTCCGTCCCGGTCGGCACCTACCCCAAGAAGCTCAACGCCCTGTCACCGGGCGGGCTCACCTCGCCCCCCGACCTCATCACCAGCGGCCAGACCAACTTCTCCTACAACTGGGCACCGTGGGTCTGTCTCGGCGAGTCGATCCCCGTCAACGTGCTGCCGAAGCTGAGCTACTCGGACGACTTCGAGCGAGCGAACAGCTCGAACCTCGGATCGAACTGGGCGCAGCGCGGCGACATCCACGTCACCAACGGTGCAGCGACGACCACCACGAAGGGTGTCAGCTCGGCCCTGTGGGTGTACCCGCTCAACTACAACAACATGTCGGTCCGGGCGCGCTGCGGCACCATGACGGACTTCGACTACACGCTGCTGGTCGCACGCGGCAACAACACGTTCACTCGCGGCATCGGTCTGGGCATCAACAGCATCGGGTTCGCGCTCGTCGAGTGCGTCGGCGTGAACCAGTTCGAGAAGATCGTCGGCCCCATCGACCGCACGTTCCGCACCGGCGACCTCGTCGAACTGCAGTGCATCGACGACCTGTTCGTCGTTCTGCACAACGGTGAGGAGATCTACACCTGGCGCGACACAGCGCAGCGCATCCCCATCGGGCGGTCGAACCGCTTCGTGGGCATGAGCATGTCCCGCAACGTCATCGGTATTTCGTCGGTCGAGCTGCGCGACTGGAAGGCCCAGGATCTCGGCGAGCAGCACGAGCGGCCCTGGCCCGGCAACGACGTCTACCCGTCCCGTATCGCATACCCCTCGGAGGGCTGATCTATGGCCTACGCCAAGCAGACATGGAACAACGGCGCGGACGGCGGCACCCCGCAGTCCGCTGCCCGCTACAACCACATGGAGGACGGAATCGCTGCTGCGGCAGCAACTGCCGACGCGGCAGCACCCAAGACGACGATCGTGCAGGCAGGCCGGGCCACGAACGTCACCAAGCGCGACGGCACCACGCCGGTCGTCAACCTCGCGCAGGGCGAGTTCGTGGTCAACGTCATTCTGGGCACCAACGCGAACTCGGCGTGTGCGGGCAACGATGCGCGACTGAGTGACCAGCGCGTGCCCCGCGACGGGAGCGTCACCAACGGCAAGCTGGCGGCGGGCAGCGTCGACGGCCGCGTCCTGAACGCCGAGATCGTCGACGTCATCAACAAGGCGATGGTGCAGCCGGTCATCATCCCTGTCGCTTCGATGCCTGCAACGCCGGTCGAGGGCGTCGTCTATCTGGTGGTGCCGTAATGGCGTTTTTGGGGTCCAAGGAGATCGGCGACGTGTTTCTGGGCTCGCACCAGGTGGAGGCCATCTACTACGGGTCGCATCTTGCGTGGACAAAGGCGCTGCAGTGGCACGAGCCTGAGACCACCGTCTACACGCTCGGCGGCACGGATTCCTACTACGTCGTTCCGAACTGGGCCGTGTACCTCGACATCATCACGCTGGGCGGCGGTGGCGGCGGCGCGGGCGGTGACGGCGCGCTCGGCAACACCGGCAACGGCGGCAGTGCGGGCGCGTGGGCAGGCCGGACGGTGGAAGTGAAGAACCTCAACCCGTCCCGCACGCTCGTCGTCAAGACCGGCGCGGGCGGCGGCGGTGGCAGGGTCGGCAACAGCGGCTCGTCCGGCACCACGTCGAGCGTCGAGGACAAGACGGCCGGCATCTCGGTGTCGTCGAGCGGCGGAACGGGCGGTGGCGGCGCGAACGGCCGCAAGGGTGGCGACGTCGAGCCCTACAGGTTCAACGGCACCATCTACGTCGGCGGCACCGGCGGCGCGAGTGGTGGCGGCACCGGCAAGCCGGGCAACCCGCCGGGCGCGGGTGGCGGCGGCGGCTCTGGCGGCATCTTCGGCGGCGGCAGCCCCGGTGGACCCGGTGCCGCCGGCAAGGTCTGGATCACCGCCCGTTCGTTCGACCGCTGAGCGTCACACCGACAACGAAGGCCCCCACTCTCATACGAGGGTGGGGGCCCTTCGTCGTTCCAGCGGCGTCCGGGCTTCCCTCCCGAGCGCTGCCGACAGCAGACTACCGTCTATCGAACAGATGTGCGACTAGTTGTTGGCGACGCGGACAGGGATACGGGGGCGGGCGCGGCCGACGAACCCGACAGCGGTCAGCGTGAGCGCGCCGGCGACGGACCAGCCGAGCGCACTGGATCGACCGTCGAGAGCGCGGGCGCAATCCGCCTTGACCGCGCCGGAAAGGTCAGGCGCAGAAGAGAGGCCGAGGCTGCGCGCTCTCATGTAGGTCTTCGACTCCCAGTCCTTCGCGAACGCGACCGCGTCGTCGGTGTCGTGCGACCACATGGTGCCGCAGGTGAACGTCTCGTCGACCCCGCCCCCCTTGAGGTCGACGTGGGCCGGGGTGAAGGAGAAGCCGACACCGGCGAGCAGCAGCACGCCCGCGAGCGACCAGACGATCTTGACCCACCGCTGCGTCGGGCGCTGCGGCTTGCTCTGCACTGACTGCTGTACCGGCTCGTGGGCGGTCGGCGAGTCTGGGGCGTCGGGAAGTGTCATCGCGGGTCTCCGGTGATCTTGGTGTCGGGTCACCCGATGGTGTCGAAGACGCTTGGGGGATGCAAATGGGCTCGGCAGGGTCTCGTCGAGAAGAGCGCGAGCAGAGGTCAGCTGGGGGCGGCAGTGCAGCAGCTACAGCAGCGCAGAAAAACGTCTGCTGTACTTTCTGCTGTACTTGGGTCTCCGTGGGAGGTAACGTCGTTCGTGCTGCGGAGAGCTGCGACGCAGGTGAGAAGCCGTTTCGGGCTGTGGAGCCGATGACGGGAATCGAACCCGCGTATTCAGCTTGGGAAGCTGCACGCTGCGCACAGCTGCGCACGTGTTACCGTAGGTTTCCGCAGTACAGCTGCGTTTTCACTGCGCAGCGACGAGCTGGGATAAGCAGCCAGGTGCTGTAGCTGGTGCTGTACCCAGAATGTACGCATGAAGGGAACCAAGTTGAATCACAATGTCATCGGCGACGGCAAGCCATTCCAGCGATCGAATGGCCTCTGGGTGTCGACGTTCAATCTCGGGTACGACGGCCAGGGTCGACCCATCCGGCGCTCAGTATCGAGCCGCGACCGCAACGTGTGCATCCGCAAACGCAACGAGCTGCGCCGCAAGATCGAGGACGGCGAGAGCCTGTCGACGGACAAGACGACCGTCGAGCAGTGGCTCACTCGTTGGCTCGACGAGATCGCGAAGCCGCGCATCCGGCCCCGCGTCTGGTTGACGTACCGCAGCGCGATCCGCAACAACATCACCCCGCACATCGGCAAGTACAAGCTGCAGAAGCTCTCGCCTGCCAACGTGCGCGAGATGCACCGAGCCGTCGTCAAGGCAGGCAAGTCGTCCCGCACCGCCGAGATCGCCCACAACATCCTCAAGAAGTCCCTGACCGACGCCATCCGCGAGGGCATCCTGACCAAGAACGTGTGCGAGCTGGTCGACAAGCCGAAGGTCGTCACGAAGTCACGCGGCAACCTGACGAGCGATCAGGCCCGGTCACTGCTGCGCATCGCAGCGACCAAGAACGACCCGATGGTCTCGCGGTGGGCAATGGCGCTCATGACGGGCGCACGGCAAGGGGAGTGCCTCGGGCTGCAGTGGCACCGCGTCGACTTCGAGCGAAACCTGATCGACCTGTCGTGGCAGCTGCAGCGCATCCCGAAGCGTCACGGCTGCGGCGACCCGAGCCCGACCACCGGCCTGTTCAAATGCGGGAAGCACCCGAACCGGCCGGCATCATGCTCGCAAGCCGAGTGGGACACGGAGCCCGGCTTCGAGATGATCGCGCTGGATCGCGGCCTGCTCGCACTGACCAGGCCGAAGACGACGAAGTCGATCCGCGTGGTGCCGATGGTCGCGCCGCTCGCGGAAGCCCTGCGCAGGCATCGCGAGACCTGCGCACCCAACCCGTTCGATCTGGTGTGGGTGGGGGAGAACGATGGGCCGATCGGCCCCCGTGAAGACTACGAGGCGTGGGACGACGCGCTCGCCCGCGCTGAGCTACCCGACGTGCCGCTGCACGCCGCCCGGCACACCACGGCCACGCTGCTGCTCGAAGCGGGCGTGGACCCAATGGTGATCGCGCAGATTCTCGGCCACGTGTCGATCTTGACGACACAGCAGTACGCGCACGTCGACCAGACGCTCGCACGACAGGCTCTCGGCAAGCTCGACGGGCTGATCGACTTCGCCGCCCTCGCGCAATCCTGACCAGAGACAACGAAGGCCGCCCAGCTCAATCGGCTGGGCGGCCTTCGTCTTGTCACGTGACAATCAGCCAGCCAAGGCCAGATGCCCGCAGAGATAGACGTCCGGGGCATTCTCCGCTCGACGATAGGCGCGCTCGACGCTCAGATCGACGAGCCCACAGATGAACGGCACGACGCCGACCGGGGTGGGCCAGTCGACATCGAATCCGTTTCGCTGCAGCATGTCTCGATCGCTCGCTGACAAGAGCCCGTGCCGAACCTGCAGTGTGGTGATACTCACGCCCAGCTCCTCGGCTGCGCCGGTCGCCGTGGTGTTGTTGCGCAACGCCTCGAACATCGCCTTGGGGTCGACGAGTCGGGACGCCGCAACAACGGCTGCAGTCTGTTCGCGCTGGGCCACAAAGGCTGCTCTGCCTGGTCGATCTCGTGAAATGTAACGGTGTTTGAGATCGACGTGGGCGAGCATATGGGCGAGAGCTTCGGCCTGTTCGATACGGCTCAAATGATCGCCAAGCAGAATGGCCTTATGGTCGGTGACCAGGTATCCATCTGCTCGTGTCAACGTGTGTACGTCGACATGCAGGTCGTATCGAGAGGCGAGATCCGTCCACGGATTGTAGTCAGGGGTAGCGCGAATCATACTGCGGTCCTTAGGTTTTGCCGTAGGGGGGTCTACGGCAAGGGCTTTCTCTTACGTGCTCGAAGGCCGAGAATCAGAGTCTCCAACTGGTCGAGGTCGTCGTCGTCGAGGCCGCTCAAATCGAGCTCTCGAACAGCGTCGCCACTTGTCCTACCATGTGGCGGCTCATGTTCGGCATCGCGTATCCCCGCGACTATCAGTAGTTCTCGCGGTTCAAGCCCCACCGCTCTTGCCATCTTCGCGAGCGTGACAGGCGTCGGCTTCACTGGCCAGCGCTGCCCCCGCTTTATTTCGTACCCGGCCTCCATGTAGCGCCATGTGCCGTCCCCGATGCCTGCAATACGTGATGCAGCGCGAGCGCTTAGTCCGAGGTCTTCTCGCGCCTGCTGTATTAGCCGGCCTACCTCCCACTGAGAGTCTTCGTCCACTTCCCCATCCTCGGTCGTGTTCATGCTGCGCAGTATCTGTGACCGCTGCGCACATTGTCCAGTGTTCTTTCCTTTCATTTTTAACCACAAACCCCCTGGTCGGGTGGCCAATAGGCGCTCAGCTGAGGCTTGCTCATGGCTGCGCATGGCTGCTTGCGCACTGCGCACGGCTGCGCGTACAGTCGTCGTTGTTACCAAGATCAACGAACCGAAACACGCAAGATCGAAAGGGACGAACGTGACGAAAACGACCATCGACGTCGAGAACTTGGACGTCGAGCAGAATGTCGAGCCGCTCATGTACTCGGACGAGTCATTGGGCCGGGCGCTCGGGGTCTCCAAATGGACGATCGAGCGCGCTCGCAAAGCGGGGGATCTGCCCGCCTACAAGATCGGCAGCCTCGTCCGCATCGCCCGCGAGGACGCAATGAGCTGGGCGCAGTCCCGGCCGTGGGAGCCCCGGACGGCCAGCGCATGAGCGCCCGGAGACGTAAAAAGCCCGGTCCACCTCTGCCAGGAGGAAAACAGGACCGGGCCCGCACGAAAGGAACCAAACCAAACATGCACCACCAGGATAACAAGACCTCGATCAGCTCGACCAGAACGGCCGCCGAGCTGGCGCTGGGCGTCACGCTCATTCTCTGCGGCGCAGTCGCGCTGCCGCCGCTCGCATTCGGGCTGGTGACGGCGTGACGACCACCGAAACTTGGATGACCGCGTTCGGCTTCGACGAGCACTGCGTCGAACTGCCGCCCGTCGAGGACAACAGCTACGAGTGGCTGCAGCGTCGCCGCGAAGGCATCGGCGCATCCGACGTCTCCGCACTGTTCGGGCTCATCAACCCCGACTGGGCCGACCCCTTCACTCTGTGGCTCGACAAGACCGGGAAGGTGCCGCTCGACGAGGAGCCGCCGAGCGAGCCCGCGTTCTGGGGTCACGTGCTCGAAGGCCCCGTCCGGGACGTCGCCTGCGATCGGCTGGGCGTCACCGCGTACAAGCCGAACACGCTGCGCTCCATCGCCCTGCCGTTCATGCGGTACAGCCCCGACGGCGTGCTCTCAGACGGCAGACTGTACGAGGGCAAGACCGCGAACGCGTACAAGGCGAGCGAGTGGAAGGGCCAGATCCCCGACCACGCCGAACTGCAGGTCCAGACAGGCATGTTGGTCACCGGCGCTGAGCAGACCGTGGTCGCCGGACTCATCGGCGGCCAGAAGCTCGAACTGTTCGAGGTCGACCGCGACGAACGCGTCCAGAAGCACATCACCGACGTCTGTGAGCGGTTCTGGACGCACAATGTCATGGGCGACGTCGAGCCTGAGATGGGCGGCGGCAAGGCAGCCACCGAGGCGCTCAAGATCATCCACGGCCGCAAGGCTGGCGCTCGCAAGCTGCCCGTCGACGAGATCCGCGAAGCGCACGAGCGCTACCAGCAGCAGCACGCCGCCGAAAAGGCCGCGAAGCTCGGCAAGGGCAAGGCAGCCAACGAGCTGCGCCACATGCTCAAGGGGCACCAGATGCTCGTCGGCAGCGACGACAAGGTCTGGGCCGCGATCAAGGCTGGCACCTTCGCTGCAGCCAAGTTCCGCGACGCCCACCCCGACCTGCACGCCGCCTACCTGCGGCCCAGCACCTCTCTGGACACTGCAGCGCTCAAGGCCGACCATCCTGCGATCTACGCGGAGTTCCAGGCCCAGACGCTCGACGTAAAGGACATCTGACATGGCACGCGACCTCGCCGCACGACTCGCCAGCAACCCCGCGACCAACGCCGCCGGCACCGGCACCGCCGTCGCTCAGCGCGAGCAGAACGTGCCCGCGACACTCAACGACAAGATCCGCAGCATGGAGGCCCAGTTTCAGCTGGCCATGCCCAAGGGCGCCGAAGCCACCCAGCTGATCCGCGACGCCATGACCGCGATCCGCCAGACCCCGAAGCTGCAGCAGTGCGAGCCCCAGTCCGTGCTCGGCTCGCTCATGACGTGCGCCCAGCTCGGTCTGCGTCCGGGCGTGCTCGGCCACGCGTGGGTACTCCCGTTCTGGGACTACAAGGACCGCGTCAACAAGGCGCAGCTGGTCATCGGCTACCAGGGGCTCGTCGATCTCGCCTACCGCTCCGGCCAGATCGCCTCACTGAGCGCCCGCACCATCTTCGAGAACGACGCCTACACCGTCGAATACGGGCTGGAAGAGAAGCTGATCCACACGCCGCTCATGAGCGGCAACCGTGGCAACCCGGTGGCCTACTACGCCGTGGTGCGACTCGCCAACGGCGGCTCCACGTTCATCGTGATCTCCCACGACGAGATGCTGCAGTACCGCGAAGACCACGCCACCGCGAAGACGAAGGAGGGCCGCATCGTCGGCCCGTGGCGCGACAACTTCGAGGGCATGGCCCACAAGACCTGCCTGCGCCAGCTGAGCAAGTACATGCCGAAGTCGACCGACATGGCGCTGGCCATCGCGAACGACGGCGCGGTCCGCGTCGATCTGGGCGCGTCTGCTGTCGAGCACCCGCAGCACATCGACGGCGAGGTCGTCGACCCGGCCGACGACGAGCAGAACGCCGACGCCACCGCGCCCGAAGGCGAGGCCCAGTGATGCCCGCGACTCTCTCGCTCGACGACATCAAGCTGCCCGTCCAGCCCGACCGCATCATCGCCGAGTACCGGCACCTGCGCGAGGGCAACGTCCCGCACGAGTCCGCCTGCCAGCGAGTCGGCTACACCACACTCGGTCTCGAACAGCTGTGCCGCCGCAACGGCATCCCGTTCACCAACGGCGAGCCCGATCTCAGCAGGGCCGAACAGTGAGCGACTTTCTGGAAGCGGCCCGCGTCGCGCTCGACGAGTGCATCGCCGCCGGCCGACCGTTCACCGCCGAGGAAGTGCGCGACCGCATCCCCGCGCACGTGCGCCCCGAGCACCACAATCAGCTGCCGGGCGTCATCTCCCGCGCTGCACGCGCTCGTCGCATCGAACGGGTCTCGGACCGCACGGCAAGCCGCCAGACGCGACATGGGGGACTGCTGCGCGTGTGGGTAGCGGGGGCCGCAGCGTGAAGAGTCACAAGGTGCGACAGCACAGTCACTCGAACATGCCCTACTGGTCGACGTGTATGGCCTGCGGGAAACGCACCTACGCCAGCGCGAAGATGGCGAAGCGCGCAGCCCGCCAGCTGCACGACACCCACCGCGACGCCTACCCCTGCGAGTCGGGCAGCGGCTGGCACATCGGGCAGCTCCCACAGGCCGTGCTGCGCGGCGAGACGACCCGATCCGAGTGGTACGGACTGAGCGCAGCATGACGAGCGTTGAGGCCGCACCGAACACGCTGGGCCACCTGGACTTCCAGCCAGCGTGCTCGGTCGGCCACGACCACGACCACCAGTTCGAGCCCTGCAGCAACGAGGCCAGCCACCTGGTCACCGGGCACGACTGCACTCTGCCCGACGCCGACCCGAACGGGTACGCCGACCGGCTGTTCTGCAGTCCCCACGTGAGCCTGGCCGTCACCATTCGCGGCCCGCTCAGCTGCAGACACTGCGGGCGACTGTTCCTCGATGTGCGGCACTGGTTCCCGCGCATCGTGCCGCTGTGAGACTCGACCGGCCACTGCAGTACCGCAAAGCGAGAGAGGGCATCGAACCCGCCGACGCCCTCACCCAGAACGACCGCGACGTCCTCATCACCAACCTGCTGAGGACGTCGCGGGACGTTCACGAGATCGCCAGAATCACCCGCTGCACGCCGTACACGATCGACCGCATCTGTCGCCGCCTACGCCGCGAACACGCCGAGCGTCTGCTCACTCACAAGACCGCCGCCTGACCCCTGGAAGCGTGCCCGTGAAGTACGTCAACCTGTCCACCACCTACTACATGGACCCCGCCGTCGAAGCCCTCAAGCCGGACGCCGAGCGTCTTCTGACGCGTGCCATCGCCTACTGCGGCAACGCCGAGAACCGAGGTGAATTCAGCTACGCAGCCGCCGCCCGACTGGGCCTGCGACGCACCCAGTCACTGCTCGATCAGCTCGTCGACGCCGGCATCCTCACGCTCGTCGAAGACAGCTCAAACGCAACTCAAACACAGGTCAAAAGCAACTCAAACACAGCTCAAAAGCAGCTCGAAAGCAGCTCAAAAACACAGATCTACCGGTTCGAGAAGTGGGACGACTGGCAGGAAAGTGGCAACAAGCTGCTGAAACGTCAGGAGAAGGACCGCGAACGCAAGCGCCGCGAACGCGAGATGTCACGTGACAATCCGCCCCTAGAGAAGAGAAGAGAAGATAAGAGAGAAGAGATAACTACTGACGTAGTTATCTCGGGGGGTACCGAAGCCGACCAGACAGACGCCGCCGACGAGCCCGCACCGAAGCCCGCTCCGCGCAAGCGCTCCGCCCCCGGCACGAGAATCACCGAGGACTGGCTGCCCACCCGAGAAGCCGTCGAGAAGCTCCAGCCCGACGTGCCGCTCGTCGACCTCAAGCGCGAAACCGCGAACATGGTCGACTACTGGCTCGGCATCCCCGGCAAGCGCGGCGAGAAGATCGACTGGCTCGCCACATGGCGGAAGTGGATGCGCAAGGCCCAGCAGGACGCCGAGCAGCGCGCCCAACGATTCGGCTCGCAGAGTCGCGGCACGACCGCCCCCGGCACCCGCCAGCCGACCGCCCGCGAACGCAAGATCGCCGAGATGGAACTCCGCAAGAGCAACCCCAACCCCGCGATCCTCGCCCAGGGCGGCATCACGCTGCCCGACGATCACCCAGCCCTCACCCAGCCCCGGCACCTGACCGCCATCGAAGGAGGCGCGGCATGACACCCGACGACATCATCGAACTGCTGCAGCTCGTCACGACCTACGACAACCGCAACACCGATCCGTACATGGAAGCCAGCTGGCTCGACGCCGCACTCGTGGCCCGCTGGAACGTCGACGACGCGTTTGGTGCTGTGCGCCAACACTTTGCGCACTCGACAGACTGGATCATGCCCGGCCACGTGACAGCCATAATCCGCCAAAAGCGAAGTGGCCCAGCACCTTTCGCCGAAGTGAGGGCGCTACCGATGGCACCACCGGCACGTGCAGAGCTGCGCGCACAGCTGCGCGAGGGTTGGCGCGAGCTGCGCACGGCTGCGGAGGGGTGAACCCAACAGTGGTGAACGAGGGCCTGTGTGCCGTTCTGAGCGTTCGGGGGTACACGAGTGTGCGGGTGGGGTGGTTCGTGCGGGAGGCGAGCAACCAGGCGGGCGAACGGGGCGTCCGGTGAGGACGAAGTGCCCGCGTTGTCGTGCTGAGTGGAGCGGAATGCTCACCGGGCACTGCGCCGCCTGTCACGAGACGTTCGAGGACATCCATGCGTTCGACGTGCACCGGCAGCGGGGGAAGTGTGCGCCGCCGGCGTCGATCGCTGCTCTCGTGCTGCTGCCGCGTGCTTATCGTTGCTGGGGCCGGGTCGAATAGGCGCTGACCAGGGCGAACGGCAAGCGCTGCTGCTCGCCCTGGCTTGCGTTCTGCGCATCGCTGCGCATAAGCTGCGCATGTTCGATCCCACAGACCGAGAGGTACGACATGACCACCACCGCCACCTGCCCGAAGCACATCGCCCCCGGCTCCTACCAGCTGCGCGACGCCATGCGCGACGTCGAGAACGGCGAGCTGGCCGCCCGCGACGTGCTGCTGGCCATCGAGACCTACCTGGTCGACTTCGAGTTCACCGTGCCCAGCGCCTACGGCACCTCCACCCTGGGCCAGGCATTCGAGGTCATCTCGGGGGCCGCGAGCAGCGCCAAGCTCGCCGGGGCCAACGCCGCCGCCGACTCCCGCGAGAAGTTCCGCCGCGCCTTCGTCGCCGAGCGCGCCCGCCGCGCCAAGGCCGTCGCGCACCTGCACGACTGACCGACCACCCGCTGAGTGCCAGCTCAGCCATCACGTCAACCAGCACGAAAGGAACCAACCCATGACCACCCGCGACCGCATCGCGCACACTCGCCGGCAGTTCGAGGCCGAGACCCGCGACCACCAGATGACCGTCCTGCACGACGACGGAGGCGTGTACCGACACCTGCGCTTCCAGCAGGCCGGGACGAGCATCTGGCACTTCGATCTCATCACCTGGCCCGGCCACCTCGTCATCTGCGGCGACATCGGCTCGTGGCACTTCGCTCGCCTCCACGACATGTTCGAGTTCTTCGGCACCCGCCAGACGCTCAGCCCCGACTACTGGGGCGAGAAGCTGCAGGGCAACCAGCGGCACACCGGCTACAGCGCAGAACGATTCCGCGATCACGTGTTCACCGCGTTCTGGGAGACCCGCCACGAGCGCGAGCAGAACGCGCCACTGTGGCGAGCCATCCGGGACTCGGTGCTCATCCACGACGACAACGAGCACGACGCCCGAGAAGCCGTCCGCGACTTCGAGTTCACCGGCGACCAGCCCGCCGACGACTTCGAGTTCCACGACGCCTGGGAGTGGTCGCTCAACGACTTCGATCACCACTACCTGCTCGCGTTGCACGCGATCGTCTGGGGCATCCGCCAGTACCGCGCAGCCACCGAACCTGCCGAGACCGTTGCCGCCGCAGCGCCGGCCGACTGGGGAGTGGTCAACGCATGAGCACCCGCCAGCCCGGCGACGTCCTCGCCAAGCACCTGAACGCCGCCAGCATCGGCTGCCTGATCTCGTTCGACTGGGCGTTCCCGTCCGGCGTCACAGCCCGCATCCACGGCGAGCTGCGCCAGATCTACCACACCGGCAACGACACGACGCTGCACCTCACTGGCCCCGACAACCACACCGGCGACCTGCAGGAGTTCACTCTGCAGCACGAGACCCCCGTCGAGGTGCGACCGTGAGCGCGCAGTGGGTGCGGAACCCGATCGTCGAGCGCGACGAGGTCGAAGTGACCTGGCTGCGCGAGTGCACGACCCGCGCCGGCGACACCATCACCGCGACCGAGCGCGGCGCTCTCGTTCTCGAAGACGATGGCCGCGTCGCCATGCTCGGCATCCCCTGCCCGCTCCCGAACCTTGAAGCCGTCCAGTCGCTCACCACCGCGCTGACGCTCGTCGCCGAACGCATGGAGACCACCCAATGACCACCGCCCTGCTGCTCGACGAGACCGCGCTGGAAGACGAAGCGCACCAGCGCAACACCCAGACCGCCGCCGACTTCCCGCCCGGCACCGTCGTCCACCTCACCGGCAGCCCCCGCCGCTGGGTCGTCGACACCCGCCGCCCCGACGGCACGCTGCTGCTCATCAACGACGGCCGCACCCGCCAGCTCGACGCCCACGCCCTGTGGCGCATCGACCCCATCTGCCAGGAGACAGCATGACCACCACCGTCGGCACCATGCCGCTCGCAGCGTTCGACCTCGAAACCACCGGCCCCGACCCGCTCAACGACCGCATCGTCACCGCGCACCTGACCCGCATCGTCACCGACGAGCACGGCGTCACCACCACCAATGGCCGAAACTGGCTGCTCGACCCCGGCATCGACATCCCCGCCGGCGCCACCGAAGTTCACGGCATCACGACTGAGCACGCCCGCGAGCACGGCCAGGGCTACATCCACGGGTACGACGAGATCCGGCACCAGCTCGAACAGGCGTGGTCCCACGGCTTCGCGGTCGTCGTGTTCAACGCCGCGTTCGATCTCACGATGATGGACGCCGAAGGCATACGGCTGGGGCGCGGCCAGCTGCGCCCCGGCGCGGTCATCGACCCCTACGTGATCGACAAGGCGTTCGACCAGTGGCGTAAGGGCAAGCGCACGCTCGCAGCTCAGTGCGAGGTGTACCGGGTGCGACTCGACAACGCGCACGAGGCCGAGGCTGACGCGATGGCGGCGGCGCGGCTCGCGTGGAAGATGCTGCGCCACTACGACCTCACCACGGCGACACCCGCTCAGCTGGCCGACAGTCAGGCCCGTTGGTACGCCGAGCAACAGGCCGACTTCGCCCGCTACCTCCGCAAGCTGGCCCGCAAGGTCGACGCGCCAGACGAGCAGGGCCGCACGGCTGACGAGCAGCGTGCCGAGCTGGAAGCGCGTGCCGCAGCCATCACAGGGGAGTGGCCGATCGGACACGCCAGCGAGCAGGCGGCAGCGTGATCGAGCTACTCCGCACCGAGCGACAGGCCGAGCTGACACGGCACCGCAACCCGAAGTTCCACCGCGATTGGCCGCTGTTCGTGCGCAAGCGGGCGTGGCTGCGGCTGCTGCTCGCGCCGCGCTACGCCGACGAGGTGCACGCGATGACGCCCGAGCAGCGCGCCAACTACCGCGACCGGCTGTGGACGTGCCGAGAGGCGCACCGCGCAGCACTCGACGAGTACGAGCCGGTCAGTGCTCGCCCTCGCTGACCAGCTCCGGGGTCGGGGCGGCGTCGGGAGTGCTCTCGACGTCCGGCTCGCCCTCGCTGGCCGCCGCGAGCTGAGCGCGGCGAGCCTGCCTCAGCCTGTCCATCTCCTCGACGGCGCGGCGCGCCTCAGCAAGCCGTGCAGCTTCGCGCTCTCTCACCTCGTCGGGCTTCACGTAGTCCTCGATGCGGTGGATGTCCTTGGCTACCTGCTCGATTGCCGGTGCCATCTTCTCCATCGCCTTCGTCGTCCGCTTGTGCAGGCCGAGATGATCGTCAGTGTGGGTGGAGACGACCTCCCCGCGCATCGCCGCGACGTCGAGCACGAACGTGTCCGTGTAGACGGTGGCGTTCGGGTGTGTCTCTCGTGGGCGGTCGGTGTAGCGGATGGTCACGGTGACGCGGTCCGGGATCGGCTCGTCGTTTTGCAGCACGCCGTTCTCCATCTCACCGGGCGCGAACCAGAGACTTCGCAGCTCGACGCCGGGCATCATGTTCGGGATCGCGTTGCAGTACCGACCGAGAATGAGCGGCACGAACGAGCCCTGGCCGCTGGTCGTGCCCGTGTCTTCGAGTGGCGGGTCGAACCAGACCTCGACGCCGTACGCGACCGACGGGCCGAAGCTGCGCACGACCAGATCCAGACAGCGGCCGGACGGGTGCGGGTCGCGTTCGAGCAACGCGCCGACCATCGGCCGGGAGCGGTCGCGGCTGTCGCGCTTGGTGGCGCGCAGGGTGCGGATCGCAACGACGCCAGCGGCTACCGCTGCAGTGGCGGCGACGACGGTTCCGCCGGCACCGATCGCAGTGGCCCACGCGGAGACGAGATCGGTTGTGTCGGACGCGAGAACGTGTGTGGACATGTGTCCCTTTCAGTTGGTGACTCACTCAGCCTAAGCAGGAGGCCCGACACACCCAGCTAACACGCGGCGCACTGGGTTGTGCCTGGTCGCGGGCTGTCCTAACTTAGTTCGTGTCAGACGAACAACGAACAGAAACGAGCAGAGCATGACCGCCAAGCCCGCCGCCATCCACCTCATCGAGACCTGCATCAAGATCGCCAGGGAGAACAGCGACACCCCCGTCGCCGACGTCGCCGCCACCATCGTCGCCATCGAGAACGACGAGCACCGCGCCGTCCACGCTGCAGCATTCGACAAGGTCGTCGGCGATGGCGCGTTCATCCGCTTCACCGACCCGCGTACCGCCATTCAGCGCATCAACGACACTGCCGCCGGGCATGGCTGGACCGCCAGCGCCGACAACAACGACCAGATCTCGTCGTTCGAGCGCGACGGCCTGCGGATCACCGTGCTGTGCAACGTGAACGGCGAGATGGTGCGCAGTGCCCGTCGCAGCGACGGCCAGCTCGTCACTCTCCGTGACGCTCGCAAGCCCGCCAAGATCGACGCCTGGCTGACCGCCTGATCGCGAGTCTCGTGACCGGGTTGTGCCTGGTCACGGGCTCCGTTACGTTGTTCTTGTCAGACGAACAAAGAACGAGCGTGCCAGCGCTCCACGAAAGGGATCAACCATGACCGCTCCCGCCATCGCCAACCCGCTCACCCGCCTCATGCACGCCCTCGACATGGCCTCCCGCGCAGCCCAGCGCAACGACGAAGCCATCTTCAACGAGTGGGTCGACGAGCTGCGCAGCCTCAACGCCACCGACGCTCAGATCGTCGACGCACTGCAGTGGGGCCGCAGCAAGTACATGGGCAGCGCGCCGCACTGGACCACCCGCTGACCAACCGCCCGCCGGCCATCGTCGCGACGACAGACGGCCACCCGAGAGGAGCCACCCATGCCCGAAACCATGCGCGTGATCGTCAGCGGCAAGACCTACGACGCCTGCCTGGACCCGAACGCCACCGACGTGCCCAAGGAGTACGGGCTGCCCGAGCCCGCCGTCACGCGGTTCGGGCGCGGCCACCGCCACGACTACGGCGACCTGCCGCTCCCGCTCGTCGACCGCCTGCTCGGCCACCTGTGGACCATGTCGGAGATCTTCACCGCCCCCGACGCCGACGCCTACACCCGCGCCGAGGGCCGCGCCATCCGCGCCGACTACGAGCGCATCGAAACCGCCCACGCCGCAGCCGCCGGCAAGTAGCAACCCCACGGGCCGGGCGTGCCAGCGCCCGGCCCACCACCCCCCGAAAGGAACCACCACCATGCTCAGCACCCTCGCCGCCATCGCCACCTTCGTCGACCACCTCAACGAGCCGCGCACCGCCGCCCTCGCCGACGTCGTCGCCTACCACGTCGACGACGCCGGCATCCGCTACGCCACCGCGCTGCTCGCCGACGGCACCGTGACCGACATCGACCTGCAGGACATCGACGTGCGGCCCGTGCAGCCCGACCTGGCGGCCGTCTCGTGAGCGCCAAAGCGGCTGTGCCGCGACCGCGCCCAGACCTGAACGAACAGGACACGGACCGGCGGATCGCCCGCCAGGTGCTCGACCAGACGCGCCACGCCATCAACACGTACGCCCGACTCACCACGCAGGAGCCCACGCCATGACCGACGCCCAGACCATCGCAGCCCCGGCCGACTTCGATCTCGACGAGAACGGGGGACGCCAGCGGTTCCACGATCTCGACGACGCCGGCGCGTACGACGCCGAGAAGCACGGCCATTACATCGAGGGCGCGCTCAAGGTGTACCTGCGCCGCAACGTCGCGAACACCGCGTGGCTGATCGACTCGCCGACCAACGACGGCTACGGGCTCGACACCGCCCACCCCGACTACTCGCTCGTCTACGACACCGACGAATGCCCGTGCGGCCACACGCCGCGCCAGCCGAACAAGGCGCACGATGCCGCGATCAACGCAATTCGTGGCCTGCCCAACGCCGAGGAACTGCTGCGCCTGCTGGCCGACTCGCTCGGCTACGAGCTGCGCGACACGAAGGGGCCGAAGTGCCGGGCGTGCGGGCGCACATACGACCAGGACGACTCGTGCGCGAACGACACCAACGGGCGGCATGACTTCCCAGAAGACGCGGGCGAGTAGTCGGCATATGCGCTGGTCAGCGGAGTTGCGCCACGGCCACGGTCCTGTAACTTAGTTCGTGTCAAGCGAACAACGCTAGACACCACCGCGAGTGCCAGCTCGCACAACGAAAGGAACCAGGATGCTCAAGCCGGGACAGAAGATCGTGAGCCTCAGCAAGAGCCAGCGCGAGGAACTCATCTTCGAGCTGCGCAACCAGCTGCCGAAGGTTCACGCCCGCGCCGTCGAGCTGCGCAAGATCATGCGCGACGCGGCAGCCGAGCTCGAAAAGGTGGAGCGCCGTCAGCGTGACATCTTCGACAGCATCGACGCGCTGAGCTAGCCCAGTAAGCGCCAGCCGCGTGCCCATCGTCGCGAGACAGACGGGCACGCGGCTCGTGCCAGGGAAAGCGCCTCAGCCTTCGCCTCCCGCGTCGAGACCGCCCCTGCGCACTCTCGACGCGAGGCACGCTCGCGAACTCGCCAGCGCCGCAACCAGACACACCCACGACAGGAGCCACCAATGCTCGACATCAAGACCGCCGCCACCCTGCTGCACGCCACCGAAGAGATGGCCGCGTCCGGCGCTGACATCACCCTCGACGTCGAGCAGCGCGAAGCCATCGCCACGATCCGCGACCAGGCTCAGCGCACCATCGACCGCGCCAACGCCGGCGGGCACGCCAACGAGGTGATCCGCCAGACCGCGCTGGTGAAGATGCACGCCGCCGCACGAGTGCACGAGCTGGTCCTGGAACGGTCTCGCTGACGGCATACGTCCTGGTCAGCGGAGTTGTGCCGACCAGAACGGTCCACTAGCTTTGTTCTCATCACAGCAACAACGAAAGGAACCAACCGTGACCCTCACCGAAGCCGCCCAGCTGCAGCACGCCGCCGCCACCGCGCTCGTCGTCACCAACGGCCTCACCACCCACGAGATCGACACCCTGATCCAGCTCCGCGACCTCGCCGAGGCCGAGCTGAGCCGCCCCGACTGCCCGGCCGACGCCCGCATCCCGTTCCCGCACCTCTCGCAGAAGCGGTTCGAGCAGCGCGCCGACGCCCTCGCCACCGTCCGCATCGACGCCGCCCGCCGCCGCGACCACTACCACGCGGCGTTCGCAGCCTGACCCACCCCCGGCCCGCCGAGTGCCAGCTCAGCGGGCCGGGAATCGCCCCCCAATCGACACCTACCGAAGGAACCACCATGTCCCGCTACACGATCACCCCGACCGAAGCCCACAACGCCGCAGCCGAAATCATGAGCGAGTACGACGAGATCCGCACCTACAGCGGACGTGGCATGTTCGGCCGCGAATGCCTCGCGCTCGTCGGCAGCGGCGGGTCCGGCGCGCCCACCGAGTTCATGTTCGACCTCGCCGTGGCGCTCAGCACCGACGGCGACGGCGACGTCGAGCTGTGGGACGTCCGCGAGCGCATCACCGCCCTCGCCAACGACATGCGCACCGACAGCCTGGGCCGCTCGACCGTCTACTACTGGCCGAACGTCACCGTCGACGGCGTCCTCAACGACGACTGAGCCCACGCCCAGCCCATCGCCGAGAGGCAGACGGGCACAACCCCACCCACGCCCGTGCCAGCGGGCACCACGAAAGGAACCCCATGACCACCGCAGCCTTCACCGCCGACTCCACCGCGTTCGTCCGCCTCATCGAGACCGCCGCCGTGTTCGGGGGCCAGGACGACACCCTGCCCATGCTGTGCGCCGTCCGCCTCGAACGCCACGGCCACCAGCTCGTCGCCGCCGCCACCGACCGCTTCCGCATGGGCGTCGTCCGCATCGACGCCAAGTGGGACGACGCCGCGCCGGCAGACTGGGCCACCCTCATCGCCCGCGAGGACGTCGCGCAGATCGTCGCCTCGTTCAAGAACAAGGGCCAGACCCGCACCCGCGCCCAGATCACCGTCGCCGCGCAGGCCGACCCCGAGCAGCCGCACCGCGTCGCCGCTCAGCTCGTCATCGACAAGGCCGGATCGCCGATCACCCTCACCGTCGACACGCTCGAAGCGGAGTTCCCGAAGTGGCGGCAGCTCATCAAGACCAGCACCGCCGCCGCTGACGAGCCCTCGCCCGAACGCGTCGGCATCCTGAACCTGGACTACCTCAAGACCTTCGACAAGGCGAAGTGGTCGACCAACGACAACCTGACCGTCGAGTACCCGGCCGACCCCAGCCGCCCCGTCATCATCACCTGCGGGCAGCACTTCCTGGGTCTGCAGATGCCGCTCCGCGAGAACTCCCGCGCCGACTGGGACGACATCCTCACCAGCGAGCAGCCGGGCCGCGAGAACCTGGGCCTGACCGCGCCCCTCGCCGCCACCGCGTAGCAGCGTGACCCACGGCCATCGTCGGGAGACAGACGGCCCCCCACCCCACCCCGAGAGGAATCATCATGGCCAAGCACTCGTCCGAAGACCGAAACGTCCTGAGCTACCGGGACACCGGGATGCGGTACCTCACGTTCGCGTACGCCGCCGGCGACTTCACGCCCACCCGCCACGACGGCAGTCAGCGCGCCGCGCACGAGACCGCCGCCTGACACGCACCAGCCGCCATCAATCGGCTGCTGCCGCGCCCGCAGCGCTTCCCGCACACGATCACACGACCGTGCCGCCAACCACCGCCAGACGCGCAGCCATGCACACAATTGCGCAGTGCGCGCCGCTGCGCGTAAGTTCGTCTCAGCTCGTGCCAGCGAGCCGCACGAAAGGAACCAACCCCATGACCGCCACACTCAGCGCGCTCCACACCCTCCACCCCCACCTCGAACACCGCGAACGCCACGCCCTCGCCACACTCGGCGTCGACCTCGAACAGCGCGGCATCATGCTCGAACTGCAGTGGGACACCAGCTGGCTCGGCGTCGACACCGCGCCCGGCACCAACGTCCCCGTCCAGTGGTTCGCCACCTACCACCTCACCGAGCAGCGCGAGACCGGCTGGGGCCGCCGCCACATCGAGCACGGCCCCGACGTCGACGAGACCAGCACCGAACACCAGACGTCCGGCCTGCTCACCACGCTGGGGGAGAAGCTGCGCGAGATCACCGCCCTCGACAACCTCGACCCCGTCCAGGGCGTCACCGTCGAGATCAACGGCTGGGCGCTGCACGTCGCGGGACTGCTCGCATGAGCGCCCTCGCCCTGTACGGGTTCTCCACCTACGACCCGAACGTCTACGACGAGCGGCACGCGCTGCTGTGCACCGGCCGCAATTGCCGCACCTGCGACGCCGTCGACCGCATCGCAGACGGGGGACGAGCGTGACCGCGACCGCTGAGCGAACCACGCTCGTGCAGACCGTCGTCCACGGCCGCGACAACGGCACCGGCGAGATCGTCTGGGACACCGAGACTCGACGCACCGGCCTGGTGCCCGCATCGAACCGAGACCGCATCATCCGCCGCGAGAAGAACGAGCCCGGCACCATCGAGTCGGTCGACGGCCAAGCGATCATCTTCCGCACGTTCCCGACCAGCACTGAGCTGGCCGACCACTACACCCAAATCCACTGGGACACACACCAGCCCGCGCTCGTGTGACTGAGCCCGCCACCCGCACCACCCATCGAAGGAGACCCCCATGCCCCTCCCCATGATCGACGGCACCGCCCGCATCGTCGGCGAGCCCCGCCTCAACTTCACCCCCGCCGGCAAGGCGTGCCTCGAAGTCACTCTGGTGTTCAACGAGCGCCGCCTGGACCGCGACACTCAGCAGTGGGTCGACGGCGACTCCTGGTGGGCCAACTATGCGCAGCTGTGGGGGCCGAAGGCAGAGGCCGCCGCCGAGCAGTTGCGGGACCGGATGCTCGTGCTCGTGCAGGGCAAGGTCCGCACCGAACGCTGGGAAGACAAGCAGACCGGCGAGAAGAAGTCCCGCGACCGCCTCATCATCTCTGAGATCGGCCCCGTCATCGTTGCGCAGGGGCAGGGCGGTGGAGCCGCCAGCAGCCGCCAGGGGGGCGGGAATCAGCACGCCAGCAACGACCCGTGGGGCGGCGGCCAGCAGCAGCGCGGCGGCTACGACGAACCGCCGTTCTGATCTGATCTGACACTCGACGCGCCGGGCCACCCTCATCGTGGCCCGGCGCTTCACTTTGAGGAGGCCCCGTGGGCAAGACTAAGCCCCTTCCGCCGCTCGACGAGCGACTGGGCGACGTCATCGAGACCATGCTGCCGCACATCCCGTTCGCCACCCGCTCGCCCGAGTTCGCTGCCGCCGCTGAGCGTGCCCTGCCGCTCATGGTCGAAGCCGTGCAGGCGCTGCGCGCAGACCGGGCGGTGACGCAGTGAGACGTGCCGTGATGTACGTGCCGACGCTCGCGCTGGTGGCCGCGTTCTGGGCGCTGCTGTGGTTCGCGTTCGACGATCCGGGCGCACCGCTGTGGATCTACATGTACCCGCTCAGCTGCGCCGGGATGGTGCTCGGCGCGTACGAGGTGGCGCGTCTGCCGTAGCTGCTCGACAACTCGAAAACCCTTGGTAGGCCGCGTTCTACGGTTAGTCTGAAACCGTAGAAACGTGGCCTACCTTGTTTGTATGCCAGCAACAACGACAGCCAGCCCCGCTGTGTTCGCTCAGCTCGCCATGATCCTCGAAAACCTCGCCGCCGACGAGCACATCAAGGTCGACGACCCGGTCACCACGGCCGCTCGACTGATCGCCGCACTCGACGACGCGGGCACCACTCTGGCCGACCAGAAGCTGCTCGACGAGATCGGCGCTGAGCTGGCCGACGCGCAGGGCAAGCTCGCCGACTTCCCGACCGTTGAGGTCACGCAAGAGACCGGCAAGCCGACCCGTGTGCGTATCGAGCACAAGACGTTCGGCGTGATCGACGGCCACATCGAGTCCCGCAGCGCCGCCGACCGTCGCGCCCGCCTCAACGACGCCGTGAGCCGCGAACTGCTCGGCACGTACGCCATCCCGAACTCGGTCCTGCGCTCGGCGGCTGGGCTGTGACCCCACGCCGCAAGCGCATTGCCGCCGCTGTGCTCGCTGCTGGCGCACTTTTGGGCGTCTCCGCATGTGCGACTACGGACGCGCAGGGCAACGACGCTCCCGCGATCGTCTGGCCGCACACCGTCGAACTCCCGGACGGCCGCACCGTGCTGTGCGTCTTCGAGAAGTTCGACTACGGCGGCGGCACCTCATGCGACTGGGTGAACGCCCAATGAGACTGCGCCGCTACACACTCCCCGCCCTGCTCGCCGTCGCGCTCGTCGCGCTGCCCGCCTGTTCGAGCATGAACCAGCAGGACCGCGTCTGCACCGTGCACGACAAGAGCCGCGAGCAGCACGTCAGCGGCTCCGACGGCAAGACCTCGACGTCGTACACCAACCGCGTCGCCACCAGCTGCGGCACGTTCGTCGTCAACGACAGCATCGCCGGCGGATACAACAGCCTGGACACGTTCAACGCGCTGCAGGTAGGTCACACCTACGAGCTGCGCACCGGGGACTACCGCGTCGGGTTTCTCGACATGTTCCCCAACATCATTGAGATCCACCGCGAGGTCGCACCATGACCCTCGACGACGCGATCACAGCCGTAGTCACCGCCATCGGCGAGAGCGCCGGACACGTCCACCGTGACGCGCTCGTGCCGCTCAGCACAGCACTCGACGCGCTCACCGCACGCCAGGCCGCACTGCATTCCGGCCATCTACCCGCACCGCCCAAGGAGACCCGCTCGTGAGTCGTGGCACCGTTCTCGTCGTCGAAGGCACCGGCATCTCGTCGCTGCTCGAAGGCGTCACCGATCACCTGGACCCCGACCTGTGGGACTACCAGCTCGTCGACTACCCGGCCGAGTACGGCAATGTCCGCTCCTACGCGAAGTCCCGCGAGATCGGCACTCTCAACCTGCTCGACGCTGCAGCCAAGCTGGACGGCCGCCCCATCGCGATGCTCGGCTACAGCCAGGGCGCGCAGATCGTCGGTGACCTCGCCAAGCTGGTCGCCGAGTCCGGGGCCGACCCCCTGTTCGATCTGCGTGCAGTCGGCCTGGTCGCGGACCCGATGCGCCCCGCCGGCAAGTCGATCCTCGATCTGGGCACCGGCTACGGCATTGCGGGACAGCGGGACATCGTCGGCGACTTCCCAGTGTTCTGGGCTGCCAACCCGCTCGACGCGATCACTTGCGCGAAGTACGACGCGATGCTGCGCACGGTCGCCGATCTCACCGAGTACATGGCGATCGACGACGTGATCGGCTGGGCGCTCGACGTCTTCACCAAGCTGGACACGCTGGGCTGGCAGAACGCGTGGGGCGCTTCGAGTCTGTTCGACATCCCGCGTCAGCTGCGCCGCCTCAACCAGGCGAAGAACGACCTTCTCGGGTATCTGCCGGTCGATCTGATCGGCAACGGCTCGAACATCAACCCCGCCGGCGGCCAGCACACCTGCTACAGCACCGCGTCGATCACGCGTGGCGGACCCACCTACTGCGGCTGGATTGCGAACCAGCTCAACACGATCGGAGAGACTCTGTGACGACCATCGGCGAACTGGTTCTGGCGGCCCGCGAGAGCCACAGCAAGAGGACGCACGTCAACACGATCGGCTATCTCGTCGAGGCGGTCGCGCAGATGGATCGCCAGCGTTCGATGGCCGCGCACCCGTCAGCCAGCCCGATCGTCTCGCGGAACGTCAGCGCCGAACTGCGCGAGGCCAACGAGAAGATCGCCGCGTTGGAGTCGCTCAACGAGCAGTTGCGCACTCATCTGCGGGACGCCGACCAGCGCATCATCAACCAGCGGGAACAGCTGGCGCAGATGAACACCGAGCAGTCGTCGAAGGTTCGCGAGCTGACCGCGCAGCTGACGGCCGCCGAGTCTGAGACTGCGGGCCTGCGCAAGGCATTCCCCGTGGTGCGCGCCATCTCAGAGGCGACCATGCAGCGTCAGGCCGCGATTCTCGACAAGGTTGCGGTGGCTGATCGGCTGCACGCGCTCGTGCTCGCCGCGTTCGTGCCGCGAGACTCGAAGGTGGTGCAGCTCGACGAGTACCGGGCGGCGCTTGGTCAGCTTCGCGAGTACGCCGACGCGGAGCACGCGAAGGCTTCGGCGGCCTAGCTGCCGCCTGCTGGTCTCTGCTGCGCCCCAGCTGTAAACGCGTTGGGGCGCAGCAGAATCCAAGGTGCGCAGCGCGGTGCGCAGTATCGCGCAGCGCTGCGCAGTGTGGAACAATGATCCTCGTGACCGACGAAAAGCCCGCAGACTGGCGCACCAACGCTCCGTGCCTCGACCGCCCCGGCTTCGAGCGACTCGACGGCGACGACGAGTGGCCCAACACCGCCGAAGTCGTTGCCGCGAAAGCCGTCTGCCGGTTCTGCCCCTTTGTCCCCGAATGCGGTGCCGCAGCCCTGACCGCCGGCACCCCGATGGACTCACTCGCCCCCGTGCCCGCTGACGACGTCGTCGCCGCCGGTGTCGTCTGCACCGGAGACGAAAAGACGCGCCGCGCACTGCAAGCCGCGATCGAGGGCCGCGCCTACCGCCAACGCGCCAAGCGGCCCGACAACTGCACCCAGTGCGCCGTGAAGATGTGCGGCACCAAGACCTCACCCGACCCGAACGTCGTCCCGCACGCCGGGCGCGGCATCTGCGTTCGCTGCAAGCAGCGCAACAGCTACCAGGCAAAGAAGGAGAACACGGCAGCATGAGCGCGACACGAGGGGACGCCATTCTGGTTGTCATGCAGGCCATGCGCGCCCACCGCGCTGAGACCGGCACCCCGCACGACGAAAGCGCCGCGTTCGACGAAGGGCACGCCGTCATCGAACGGCTCACCGACGCCGGGCTGCTCAACCTGGCAGGTGCGAAGTGACTGCCAGCCAAACCATGCTGGTCGGCCGCCTCAACGGCTCGCACTGCGGCAGCACGCTCGTCCACGGCAAGCGCCGCTACCGGCTCAGCGGCGTGTTCCCGGCCCCGTCGGGATCGCATGTGCGGCTCGAAGTCCGGCGCGGTGTAGTCCCCAGCAACCTCATTCTGGCCCCGGCCGACGAGGTGGTGATCGAGCCGTGAACACGACCGTCCAGCTGCCCTACACCAAGCCGCCGCTGAGCTTGAACGATCGCGGATTGTCTCGCGGCGCAGCGATGGCCAAGGCGACCAAGACCCGCAAGATGCGCGAGCAGATGGTCCAGCTGGCCCAGATCGCACGCCTACCCAAGGGCGTCGACTTCGTGACCGTGCAGCTGCACTACCGGCCCCGCGACAACCGCGCCCGCGACACCGACAACCTGGTCGCCACCCTCAAGCCGCTGGCGGACGCGCTCACTCTGCCCCGCGTGGTGAAGACCAAGCGCGGACTCAACGTCCACCCCGGTCACGGCATGGTGCCCGACGACTCGACGCGCCACATGAGCAAGCCCGAGCCGATCATTCACGAGGCCGTCAAGGGACAGCCCGGTTCACTCTGGTTGGAGATCACATGGTGACCATCATCGTTGCGGCCGTAGCGCTCGCGCTGCTCGTCGAACTCAGCACCGACCACGGCCGCCGCGCCGCCCGCTCGGCCGCATACTTCCTGCGGACGCTGCCATTGCGGCTCAGGCTGCGGTGGATGCTGGCGCGATACATGATGCGCCGCCGTCGAGAACGCAAGGCAGACGAGCGGTGAGCACGCGGGAACAGCGCGCCCCGTTCAAGTCGCAGGCCCGTCTACGGATGCGGCCGAAGCCGAAGCCGGAACCCGAACCCCAGGTCAAGCTGCCCGGCGACGTCGAGCTGACGTTCCGCAACCTCGACGAGATCGGCCAGACCCCCGACGGCCGCCTCTATCTGGGCGACCCCTCGAACATCGTCGAGTCGAACCCGCCGGCAGCTGAGCCGGAACCGAAGCCGATCAACGTCAGAGGCGACTGGTGACGGCCGCCGACCCCACAATCTGCCCCGAGCACACCCGGCGCGTCGCCCCGATCCGGTTCGGCCCCCACGCGGGCACGATCACGACGTGGACGATCGACTGCGCCAAGAGAGCACCGCACGACGGAAGTCATTCTGACAGTGCGGGAAAGGAATTCCCATGAGACTCCGCAAGAGCGCGAAGCGTGCCACCGCACTCGAAACGATCGGCGAGGCGTACCTGCCCCCGGCCCCGTTCCCTGCCGGTTACGGCGACCCCGGCGCGGACCCGGCTGACGAGTGGGACGCCGCCGCAGCTGAGACGATTCTCGAAGAGGCGGCCCGCATCGTCGACGGCACACGCGCCCAGGACTACGGCGAGAACAGCCTCCCGCACGTCGCCGCCATGTGGTCGGCGTACCTCGGCGTCCCGGTCACCGGCCGCATGGTCGGCTGGATGCTCTCGCAGATGAAAATGGTTCGCGACCTGCACAAGCCGAAGCGCGACAACCCCGTCGACATCGCCGGATACGCACACCTCGCTGACCAGGCCGACGGGTGACCGTGCGAGAGCTGGCGTTCCGTCTCGCGGTCGTCGGCACCTACGTCGCCATCGTGCTGCTGCTCGGACTGATCGGGCACAACATCGCCACCGCCATCTACGGCGACGACGCCTGGTCGTTCACTGCGTACACCGCGTTCGGTGCCGTGTTCGGTGTCGCAGGCTTCGCGTGGGGGGAGGCTGGCCGTGAGTCTGACCGCCGCAGTTGAGCAGAAGCTCAGCACCGCCGGACTGTGCAAGACCGGGCGATGGCTCGCTGAGCAGCCCCCCGAAGAACGCCAAACGTTCGACGCCTGGTTCGCCGCAGGCCACCCCGGCGAGACCATGCGCCAGCTGTGCATCCAGGAGGGTCTCAGTGCGGGCCGATCGTCGTTCAACGAGCACGTGCGCAAGGTGTGCTCGTGTCACAGAAGGAGTCCCGCGTGAGCCTCGCGGAACGCGCCGCGCAGGTGCTCGCGCAACCGAGCGCCACCGAACGGCAGCACAAGCCCCGAGTCGAGTTCGACGGTGTGCGCGGGTTCATCATCGAACCACCGCGCCGCGTCGACTCGCCGGCACCGGACCACATCGAGCTGCTGCGCACCCACGGGTTCGACCCGACCAAGGTGCGGATCGTCGCCGACAAGTCGAAGCACTCGCGCTGGCAGCAGCACCCGAAAGGGCCGTGGCTGCAGTCGGACCGCTTCGAGATCGAAGCTATCCCAGAGCATTCGGCTCGGCTCGACGAGCTACTCGACGAGGTGCGCGGACGCAAGCCGCACGAGCCTGCGGGCATCGTCGGCACGTCCGTGTTCGTGTTCCAGGCCAGTGACCTGCAGCTCGGCAAGATGGACGGCGACGGCGTCGACGGCACGGTCGCCGCCTACTTGACGAGCGTCGAGCGTGCCGTGGCCCGGTTCATCGCGTGGCGCGAGGAGCACCAGCTGGGCATCGTGCATCTGGTGTTCGCGGGGGACTGCATCGAAGGCAACGTCTCTCAGAACGGCCGCAACATGTGGCGGACCCGGCTGACCATCACCGAGCAGACCCGCGTGTTCCGCCGCCTGCTCATGACCACAATCGAATGGTTCGCCCCGCTCGCTGACGAGATCCACGTCTCGGTCGTCAACGGCAACCACGACGAGGCGCAACGCTTCCAGGCGACGCGACCGGACGACGGCTGGGCCACCGAGGTGGCTGTGCAGGTCGACGACGCGCTGCGCATCAACCCGAAAGCGTTCGGCCACATCACGATCACCGTGCCGCCGATCGACCAGGGCCACTTCACCAAGCAAATCGGCGACACAGTGTTCACGATCGCCCACGGCCACCAATGGCGGCGCGGCAAGGTGATGGACTGGCTCGCCGGTATGGCGCTGAACCTGATGCCGGCCGGTGCCACGCACTTCGTGCTGCACGGGCACGAGCACGAGTTCGGCATCCGCTCCACGCAGGTGCGGACCGCGATCTGCTCGCCCACGTTCGACGGCGGCTCCAACTGGTACACCGAACAGACTGGCGCGCAGTCACGTCGGGGCGGCCTCGTCTACATCACAGCCGGTCATCTGCTCGTAAACCTCACTGAGGTCTGAGCCCGGCCCGCAACACCGTTCATCATCGTTTAAGGAGACCCATCGTGGCTGAGTTCCCGATCTCAGAGCTGGTCGGATTCCCCGGCAATGCCCGCAAGGGTGACATCGATCTGATCGCCGAGTCACTGCACAAGCTGGGCCAGTACCGGCCCATCGTCGTCAACAAGGGCGGCAAGACCAGCTCCGGGACACCCAACGTTGTGCTGGCGGGCAACCACACGTTGAAGGCCGCGCAGCAGCTCGGCTGGGACACTGTCGACGTTCACTGGGTCGACGTCGACGACGACAAGGCAGCTCGGATCGTGTTGGTAGACAACAGGGCCAACGACAAGGCCGCCTACGACAACCAGGCACTTGCTGACCTGTTGCAGGATCTGCCCGACCTGGAAGCGACCGGCTTCACTGACGACGACCTGACGGCGATCCTCGAGTCGCTCGACGACACCGAGAGCCTGCCCGACGAGGGCGACGCCGACACCGACGACGACCCGGCAGCGTACGGCGTCATCGTCGAATGTCGCAGCGAGGCACAGCAGACCGACCTTCTGCAGCGGTTCATGGACGAGGGCCTGACCGTGCGAGCGTTGATGTGAGAGAGGACATCACGCTCACCAGCGACATCCCGCAGACTGCGCGGGTCATGCAGGTCGCCAGCATGTTCGACGTGCCGGTCGACCAGAAGAACGTCACCACCTGGAAGCACAACCTGCCGTTCGAGGACAAGCCGTGGCAGGTCGGGCTCATCGTCGGCCCGTCCGGTGCCGGCAAGTCGGTGCTGGCGAAGCGACTGTGGCCCGGCAAGGTCCGCGAGCAGCTCGACTGGCCGCACGACAAGGCGATCATCGACGCGTTCCCGACCGATATGTCGATCAAGGACGTTACGGGCCTGCTGACGAGCGTCGGTCTCGGCTCTGCGCCCGCGTGGCTGCGCCCCTACGGCACGCTGAGCAACGGCGAGAAGTTCCGCGCTGACATGGCCCGCGCCATCGCGCAGGACGACGACCCGGTCATCATCGACGAGTTCACCTCTGTGGTGGACCGCCAGGTCGCAAGAGTCGCAAGTCATGCCGTGCAGAAGGCGATCCGCCGCAGCGGCAGGCAGTTCGTGGCCGTGACCTGCCACTATGACGTGCTCGACTGGCTGCAGCCGGACTGGGTGTACGACGTCGCCGCCGGCACCTTCGCGTGGAGGTCGGTTCAACCCCACCCCCCGCTCAGACTCACCGTCCACGAGTCGAGCAGAGCCGACTGGAAGATGTTTGCTCGACATCACTATCTGAGCGCCGACATCTCGAACGCTGCGCAGTGCTTCACCGCGTACCTCGACGGCGTCCCGGTCGCATTCACGTCCTACCTGCACTTCATGCACGCGAAGACCCGCAACATCAAGATGGGCCACCGGCTCGTCGTGCTGCCCGACTATCAGGGCCTGGGCATCGCCGGCAGGCTCGAAGACTGGCTGGGGCAGCATCTGCGAGACAAGGGCTTCCGCTACCGCAACGTGGTGGCCCACCCCGCGATGATCCGGCTCTACACGAGCAGCCCCCGGTGGCGTGAGACCGGCGCGAAGGCCAAACGGGTCGCCACCAGCAAGAAGTCGCTCAACGCGGCGGCCAATCTGTCGTCCCGACGCCTCAACCTGCGGTCGTTCGAGTACACGCCGCCCCGCACCACCACCGCCTGAAAGGCCCGAACACCTTGCGTACCTTCTGTTCTGCCAAGCTGCACAACATCCACGTGACCGGCGCTTCGCTCGAATACATCGGCTCCGTCACGGTCGACGCTGATCTGCTCGACGCCGCCGACATCGCGCCGTACGAGCAGATCGACATCGTCAACCTCAACAACGGCGAGCGCTGGACGACGTACGCGCTGCCCGGTAAGCCCGGCGTCTTCACGCTCAACGGCGGCGGCGCACGTCTGGGCCTGCCCGGCGACCGGTGCGTCATCATGAGCTACCGCCAGGAGCGCGAGTTTTCCGGCGCCCGGTCCGTGTTCGTCGACGAGCAGAACCGGATCGTCCGGCAGCTGCGCTACCCGCTCACGGAGGAGACCGACGGTGCGCCCGACCTGCTGGTCGACGATTCCCACGCCCCCACCGCGACGCTGAGCGATCGGGGATAGTCATGCGAGTGTTGGAGCTGGGCAGCTACGTTGCGCCCGCCTACGCCGGAATGGTGCTCGCTGAGCAGGGCCACGACGTCACCAAGTGGACGCTGGCCGACCCGATCCACGGCCTCAAGCGTGGCGGCGAGCTGTGGGAGTGGATCAACCACGGGAAGACGCTGCACGAGGTGCACGCGCAGACGGTGCGCCGCCTCGCGCCCGGACTCGTCGACGTCATCATCGACAACGTCCGCGCCGAGACGTGGGAGCGCTGGGGAGTCGACCCCGCTGCAGAGGCTGAGCGGCTGGGCGTGACCTGGGTGTCCCTGCGGGCCGACGACGACGGGCGCAGCTTCGACGTCATCGCGCAGGCGCGGGCCTGGGGAGACATCGGCCACCTGCCGTTCTATATCGGCGACACAGCCGCCGGCCTGTGGCTCGCGTTCAAGGCTCTGGCAGCCGAGCCGGGGCACCACGTCATCAGACAGGCCGCGTGCCTGGCGAAGCTCGTCGAGGGCGAGCTGGTGGTCCCGGCCGACCGCGACGGCGGCATCCCGTGGGACGACCCGGACGACTACAGGTTCGACGCTGAGCGCGGCGAGGCAGTGGTGCAGTTCAAGGGTGAGACGATCGTCGAACCTGCGCGTGGCGCAGAATGGCGGGCTGCCAATCTGCGCCACGAGGCGGGCCGGTTCGTCATCTGAGAATGGGCATCTTCGGCACCCACAGCCCGAGGCTGCCCCGGTGCGGGATCGGGGTGTCGTAGAGGCAGGGCTCGGCGAGCACCCAGTGCCAACAGTCGGGCTCGGCCCACGGGCTCGTGTGGCCCTGCACGCAATCGAGCAGCTGCACAGTCCCGACGATCACGCCGGCGGCGGCCATCAGATCGTCGCCGGGGGTGTCGGGAAGCGCGCTCAGATCGGCGCTGGCGTCGTACGCCTTGCCCGCGTGGATGAGCAGCTCGCCGCGATGGTTCGTGGCCCAGGCGCGGTTCTCGACGTCCTTGATTCCGGCCATGATGAGCGCAGCCCACGGCTGTTTGACGGTGAGCGCCTTGGTCAGGGCTCGCGTCGACTCTTGTGCATGTGCGCCCCGCCCCCCGCTCCGCGTCCGGGCCTGTTGCGCATGAATCGTTCGATCGTGGTTTGTTTCCATACTGGGGATCTCCCAAAGATCTCGTCGGGTTCGGGCAGGTCTCCCGGCTTGGGCGTCCCCGCTTTGCGGTTGGCAGTGGCACGCGTGTGGTACGTGCGGATGCTTCCCTCGGAGACGCCGACAAGCCGGGCGACGCCCGCGAGATCCAGGAACTTTGTTCTGGTCACGCGGGCATCGTATCCGGTCATGGTCACGCGTTGAGCAGCTCGAAGGCTCGCAGCTTGAGGTCGGTGGCGGTCGCGCTGGTCAGCGTGCGCAGGGCGCGGTCGGCTGCCGGGTTGGTCGAGCCCTTCGCCACGGGCATGTAGTGGTCGACGTACTCGGTGACCGCGTTGAATGCGCCCCACGTCGTCTCGCGAGCGTTCTCGTTGGTCTCGCTCATGGTGAACAGCTTCACGATGTCGTTGGACTGCTGCTGCCGCTGGTTGCGGCCCCGCTGAGAGGCTGCGTCCTCAACGCGGGTGAGCTGGTCGGCGAACTTCTGCATCCGGTCGCGGTCCATCTGCTCGGCGATCATCGCGGCGGCGGCCGACTCGAACTCCTCCATGTACTTGAACGTCAGGCCGAGCGCCTCGCGGGCCTCCCGGATCACGTTGGTGGCGTTGATCGTGTGCCGGATCTTGAACGACGCCTTAGCGCTGCGCAGCGCGGCCGACTGGGTGTTGGCGCAGACGATGCGGATGGGCGTGACCAGGAACCGGAACGAGCTGGTGCCGTCGTGGCTGTTGAGCGCGGCGATGTACCAGTCGATCGTGTCGTTGCCGTTGTGGCCCTGCAGTTCCAGCGAGTCGGGCAGCTTCATCGTCACGAACGTTTCGCGGCCCCCCTTGAGTGCACCGGCAGTCTCGAAGTGCGCTCCCGACTCGTCGGCCAGAGCGTTGAGCAGATCGCACGACGCCTCGTTCTGGAACGGCGTGTACGTGTTGCCGACCACCCCCAGATAGTCGGTGCCGCCGTTGATCGGGTTGGTGCGGACGGTGGCGAAGTGGTTGGGCACGTCGAGCATCCCGCCTTCGGTGACGCCGTTCTCGGTGATCTCGGCCGGCACCTGAGCCAGCAGCGGGATCTTGCGAACGTTCCACCCGGCCAGGTGAGACTCCTTGAGCGCTTCCTCTGCGGTCATCACGTGGCCGACCTGCTGTCCCAGCTGGTGCCAGGCGTCCTTGCGGCTGTCGGCGAACGAGGTGATGCCGTCGGTGATGTCGAGTTCGTGAGCCATTTGGGTGGTTCCTTTCGGTTGATCTTGTTCTGCGGTAGTGCGCTGGCACGCACTTCGTTGGTGTAACAAGAACAAAGCTAGAGGACGCCTCACGGGAGGCGCAACCCACCGACCAGGGAGAACGATGATCTCGCCCCCACGCTGCGTGTTCTGCTTCAAGTGGAACAACGGCGCACCTGTCTGCAGTGAGTGCCGCGACGTCGTCGCCCGCGAACTGGTCGACGTCGCCGAGCTGTTCGACGATCTCGACACGACGATCACGCGCACCGACAAGATGGGCGGCGTGCAGCTGGGCGTCACCGTCAGCTCGAAGGAAGTCCCGCTGCCGTTCAATCTGCGCGCCTCGAACGCACGCTCCAACCTGCTGCGCGTACTGAGTGAGCACAACCTGGCAGCGCTCGCACGACTGCGCGGCAACAACGCCACAGCATTCGTCGACGCCCGCGTCCGCAAGCTCTGCAGCGACAACCCCCACAAGCTCGTCGAGATCAGGGCAGCACTCGACAAGGCCACGGCACGCGCACGGCGCGCAATCGACCGACCGGCGCAGCGCGAATGGATCGGCCCCTGCGACTGCTCGACTGATCTCTACGCGGCCCCCGGCGAGACTGCAGTCGAGTGCCTGCAGTGCGAGCGGGTGCACAACGTCGACGTCTACCGGCGGCGTCTGCTGCGGGCCGCCGGCAATCACTTCGAGGGAACTGCCACCGAGCTGGCGGCCATGATGAGTCGCTTCGGGTACAAGGTCGCCCCCGGCACGATCACCCAGTGGGGTGTGCGGGGGAAGATCACGGCGAGCGGCACCCGCCGTGGCAAGCCGTCGTACCGCCTCGACCATGTGATCGAGATGGTTCGGCGGTCCGGTCAGCGTGACGAGCTAGAGCCCTACCGGGCGTTGGCTCGTGCACTGAGCTGAGAGCGCGCCCGTGGGGAGGCGCACGCGAGGTTCCGGCCGGGCGCAGTCAATGCCCGGCGTGCACCAGCTCTCGACTGGCGGCGCGGCGCGGCGCGGGGGAGGGCTTGTGCTCGGCACGCTGGGCGGGCCCGGTGGCCACGTCGTCAGAGTGCACCGCGACAGGCTCGGGCTCGACGTGCTCGACCGGGGCGGGCTCGACGGCCGCCGCGACGGCGTGGGGCTCGGGTCGCTCAGCGGCCAGAAGCATCGTCAGGTGGGTCACGCCGAGCAGCACGAGCGGCGGCACCACCGCGATGCCGACAGCCAGCGCCGTCGCGCTCGTCTCCCACGCGTAGATGCCGTTCCCGGCGACCGACGCGGCCGACCCGGCGAGTAGCAGCGTCCACGCGTACCAGCGGTTGCGCCGCATGATGGCGGTGCAGACGGTCGCGACGACGATCAGCCCGTCCACGATGAGCGGGAACATCCACGCCTGCTCGGCGTCGACGTCGTGCAGCACCGCGAGGCGTGACAGTTTGGTGAAGCTCATGGAGAAGGCGAGCGCGGCGACGGCGATCGTGCCGGTGATTGCGAGCGCGACAGCAACGTGCCAGCCGCGCAGCTGAGAGGCTACAGTTTTCATGCACCAGTCCTTTTCTGGTGTACCTGCCCCTCGTCGGAGTACCAGTCCGGCGGGGGGCCTTTCGTTGGGGACCGTACCCCATCCGCTCAGGCGCGTCCCTGACCATCGCGAATGCCCAGCGTCTACGGTTACCAAACTCCTGTCATGCGAACAATGTTAGGCTGACTGCCGTCAGGCGCGAGTGGTATCGGGACACCCCCGTTCACTCGCGCCGTTCGCGTTCTGGGCGTGCATCGACACGGCCCCGCGAACTCGCCCTCGCCTCCGCTGCCGGCAAGCGTCGAGGCGAGGGCGCTTCACACCCCCGGTCAGTCGCGCCGGGTCACCAAACGCACCGCAGAGCGCCGCCTGCGTTGTGAGCGGCGGCAGTGGGCTGTCATCTAATTGGCAGGATGCGTGGTTCTGGTCCACGTCGTTGAGGTTCGAGTCCTTGCAGCCCAGCCACGCCGTTGTAGCTCAGCTGGTTAGAGCGCGTCCCTGATAAGGACGAGGTCGCAGGTTCAAACCCTGCTGACGGCACCACGCCCCCGTAGCTCAGTGGCAGAGCTGCCGACTCTTAATCGGTAGGTCGATGGTTCGAGTCCATCCGGGGGCACCGCGCCGAACTAGCTCAGCGGGCAGAGCGCCGATCTCATACGTCGGAGGTGCCTGGTTCGAGACCAGGGTTCGGTACTCCTTGCCCCGTAGCTCAGTTGGCAGAGCGACTGGCCGTTAACCAGTGCGTCGCAGGTTCGAGCCCTGCCGGGGCAGCACTACCCCCTATGGACCGGGGCAAGAGGGGGGGGGGAGAGCCCTCGCCGTGTGGTCGTAGCTCAGCGGCAGAGCAGCGGTCTCCAAAACCGTGTGTCGCGGGTTCGAGTCCCGCCGATCATGCCAAGCCAGTGTGTCGACTG